TTAAAGTCGAATCTCGTTCGAAACGGGATTGATCTGGCTTTTGAGACGGACTTATTGTACTTAGATGTTAACAACCAGAAGGTTGGTATCAAAACAAGTTCTCCTCAACACGAGTTAGATGTTTCAGGTACTACTAGAACAAACAATCTTACAGTATTAACTAGATCAGATCTAGCAGATGTTACCATTGAAGGTAGCACAATTTCAACACAAAAAAATTATCTAAACCTAGGTACTTTTGACAATGTAGTATATCAAAATAAATTACGTGTTGACAGTATTGATATTGAAGGTAACACTATCAGTACTAATTCTAGTAATGCTAACATAGAGTTTAGACCAAACGGAACAGGTAGTGTAGAAATACTATCTAATATGAATGTTACTGGTAATATTCACGCTACTGGTAGTATTACCTCTGACGGAGATATTACACTAGGTGATGCAGATACTGACAATATTGTTTTTAATGCAGAAGTTGCAAGTGATATTGTTCCAGATGTAGACAACATCTATCAACTTGGTGAAGTTGGAAAACAATGGTCTGATGTTTATGTAAACAATTTTAATGCAACTTCTATAACAACTACAGCACTTACTGTAAATGGTATTGACCTAACTCTAAAACAAGGCAATATATACTACGTTGCTGAAAACGGTGACGACACAAGTGACGGCGATCATCCTCAAGCACCATTTGCTTCTATACAAAAAGCTCTAAGCGTAGCAACAGGGGGTGACACTATTCACATTTATCCTGGAAACTATACAGAAACGTTTCCAATGACAGTGCCAGTTGGTGTTACAGTAAAAGGACACAGCATAAGAAGTGTAAATATTTCTCCTACTACTGAAACACGCTACAATGATGCATTTTTAGTCAACGGTGAAAGCACTGTTGAAGACCTAACCATAAAAGATTTTTATTCAGGCGGTAACTATTTTGCAATTACAGATATTGTTGATGCTAACACTATAAAAGTAAATGTTGGTACTGCGCCTTTTGCTCACACATATGTAAGCGGAGGTACTGTAGATTTTAGTGACAGCACAGCACCAGTCGGTGTAACTAATGCTGTATATGATCATACAACAGGAGAATTAACACTTGACCTAGGGGCGCCACATGACAGTTATGTTGGACACAGTGTATTCATTTCAGACCTAACATTTAGCTGTAACAGCGACACAAGAGTATTTCCAGACAACGGTTGGGCTTTCCGTTTTGCTACAGACTTTGAAGTAACAACTCGTTCGCCATACATTAGAAACGTCACAGTAATAACCAAAGGCACCACAATTACAGCAGATGACCCTAGAGGATTTTTATCAGGTGATGCTGGTAAAGGTGCTTATGTTGACGGAGCATATGCAACCGCTGCTTCCAGAGAAGCATCTATGCTGTTCCATAGTGTAACATTTATTACACCGGGAGTTGACGGACTTGTAGCAACAAATGGTGCAAGAATTGAATGGTTAAACTGTTTTACATATTTTGCAAATAGAGGTTTGTATGCTTTTGATAGCAATGACGGTTTAGCGGGTGACGGTAAAACAAGAATTAGATTAAGCGGACTTGCAGGCTCTGCTCCTGCTGGTGGACAAACTGTTACATTTACATCAACAGATGCTTCAACTGTGGTTGGCCCTCTTAACATTGAAAGTGTTAGCGGCGGCGACATATTAATTATTGATGGTAAAAACACCGATCTTTTAGATTTTGATACCACTCCTCAAACTATTAGTTTTAGTGGAGGAGGTAGTGCTACTACTATAGAAAATGTTGATGTAAGAGATTTTGGTGCAGAAGTGCGTATGATCGGTAGTGCTAATGTTTATGGTAACTATGGTTTATACGGCGACGGTGAAGGTGTTATTGTTTATGCAATAGGACAAAATTTAGCATACATTGGCAACGGAAAAGAAGTTACAAACGATCCTGAAAGTGTTAATCAACCAAACGAAGTAGTAGAACTTAACGGAGCTAAGGTAAGATACAGTTCAGTTGATCATAAAGGTGATTTTAGAGTTGGTGAACTATTTTATGTTAATCAAGAAACTGGTACTGTAGAATTTAACACTTCTTCTTTAAACATAACGCTAACCACAGGAGCAACATTTACTGATGGAAGTAATACTACATTTATAAACGGCGAAAGAATTGACACTGGCAATATTCGTATAAGTGGAAACACCATTGAAAGTACAGCAGGAGATTTGATATTTGAATCTGCAACAGATCAAATCAATCTTGAAAATAATGTTACAGTTGATGGTAACATAGATGTAACTGGAGATGTAACAATTGGAGGAAATATAACACTAGGTGATAGTGGAAATGACAACTTACAAATTGTTGCAGGTATAACATCTGATCTACGTCCAAACGTAACTAGTACATTTAGTTTAGGAGCATCAAATGCTACTTGGAGTAATTTATTTGCAGATACAATGTTTATTGATGATTTAGAAATCAATACAAATTATATAAAAAGCACAGTAAGTAATGCTGATATAGAACTACGTGCAAATGGTACTGGTAAAGTTTACTTTCCTTCTAATGATGTGCAAATTGATAATAATCTAACAGTTGATGGAACTAGTACGCTAGGTAACACAAATATTACAGGAACAGTAACCCTTGTAGGATTACACACCCAAACTGGTAATGCAGATATATCAGGCAACGTTGATGTAACACAGGATCTAACAGTAGGCGCAGCGGCACAGTTTGAAGAAATTCTTATAGACGACAATATTATTACAACAACTAGTTCAAATGCAGATCTTGAACTAAGAGCCAATGGTACAGGCAATGTTGTTATACCAAACAATGATGTTGTTATATCAAATGATTTAACAGTACAAGGTACAACAAATTTTGTAGATTTAATAAGCTCAGGTACGATAACATCTAGCGAATTTAGCACAGGTGACATTGTAATTAGAGAAAACTTTATCACAACTACTAATAGCAATAGTGATCTGCAATTACGTGCTGCAGGTACAGGCAGTGTAGTAATAGATGATATAAGCATAGATACTAACATCATTTCTAGCACAGCAGATATGATATTAACACCAGGTAGTGGAGTTGTAGAAATAGACGGAACTGGCGCTCTTACATTACCTATCGGCAATGACGCAGCCAGACCAAGTCCTGTTGCAGGACAAATAAGATTTAATAGTGAACAATCAAGATTTGAAGGCTATAATGGAAGTAATTGGATTAAACTAGACGGTTTGCAAGATTTAGACGGCAATACTCGTATTACAGCAGAACTTACACCAGGTGCTAACGACAACACAATAAGATATTACATTGACGGTGCTGTTGTAGCAGATATGAATGCTAGTAGATTTAATACAAATCGTGTAACCGTAGATGACATTGAAATAGACGGTAATGTGATAAGTAGTATTACAACTAATACAGATCTTGAATTCAAAGCAAATGGTACTGGTTTTGTAAAATTTGAAAATTTGGGTTTTACAGATAGTACTATCAAAAATACAGTAAATGATGCTGTTACAGTTTTTGAAAATACCGGAGACGGGTATGTCAAGTTTGATGGTACACAAGGTGTTGTATTACCTGTAGGCGGAAACGCAACTAGACCAACAGGTGTTCAGGGAATGATCCGTTTTAACACCGATGATTCAAGGGTTGAATTATATGATGGAACAAGTTGGGTATCAGTAGCAGGTGCTAGTGGTGGTATTTCTTTTGCTCAAGCTGAAGAAATAGCAATAGAAAAGGTTTTAATTTTTGGATAGATAAATGGCAACTATATTAAAAAATACAGTAATAAAAAATTGCGGCACAGTACCTGTGTTGATTTATGAAACACTGCCAACAACAAGGGTAACTATTCTTGGATTGAGTTTTACAAATCTTACAGACCAATTTATATATTGCGATGTTTTAATTAAAGATAATACCAGTGTTACAGGCTACTATTTAAAAGACAGTATTTTGCCAGCTGGAACAAGTTTACGTGCTGTTAGTACAGGCGAAAAATTAGTACTAGCACCTAGCAATCAATTACTTGTTAGATCAAGTGTTGACGATTCAGTTGATGTGATAGTCAGCTACGTGGAGATAACATAATGACATATTATATAGGAACAAGTCCAACCGACGTCATTGATAGTTTTATCAAACGTTATTTTTATGGACTACGTAGAAACGAAGACGGTGAATTATTTTTAATGAAATCTGATCAATTAGCAGGCGGAGATGAGAATGTTGTTGTAGTAAATGACATTGGTATTGCTGAAGAAAACTATCTTGACTTTGAAGAAGGTATTGATTTTCTTAGCGGCATAGACGAAAATCATGACAAACTATATAACAATGTTAGATATCCGCAATTCAAATGGGACAGTAGATCGTTAACATATTTTATTGATCCTACAGATGGTCAATTCATTCAACGGTTATCACAAGCATATGTTTATCCAGATGCAATTTCAAGTCCTTCATATAGCGACGGAAATGAAGATGCAGTACTAAAAGACCCAACACCATATACACCGAACGGACAAGGATACTAAAATGGCAGAATTTTCATTAGACAGATTTAAGTACAACTGGAAAGGTGATTGGACAGCAGGCACTGATTATATTAGAGACGATATTGTAAGAATTAATGGTAAAAGTTATGTCTGTGTAGTTGGACATACAGCAAGCGCATCATTTAGAACAGATCAAGAAGCTACTGTTCCAGGATCTAGTCCTCCTATTCCACAACCTCGTTGGATAGTAATGACTAGCAGTAAATTTTTTGCAGGCGAATGGGAAACTGCTACTGATTACAATGTAGGTGATATTATTCAATATCAAGGATCTTTGTATGTTTGTCAAGTCGCACATGCTTCAACAGATTTTCACACAGATTCTCAAGGTGTTAATGAAAGTATTAATACTAGCTCAAATAAATGGGTTTTGTATGGTTTAGGACAAGGATATCAAACAGATTGGTCACCAGGTACAAGTTATGGCTTAGGATCAACAGTGAGATATGGTGGCATAATTTATAAATGTGTATTACCTCATCTAAGTGGAGTTTTTGAAAACGAAACAGGAAATTGGGTAGTACATTATGAAGGATATGACTACAAAGGTGTGTGGGAAGTTACCACTAATTACAAATTAAACGATTTAGTTAGATATGGTGGAGGAATTTTTAAATGTATAGAAACACATACTTCAGGAAGTTTAGAAATAGATGATGAAAAATTTGAATTAGAAATTCCAGGAAGTCAATTTGATAATGTCTGGGATAGTACTACTGTTTATAACGAAGGAGATATTGTAAGATATGGAGGACATCTATACTATGCAATCAATAATAATATAGACAGCCAACCTTCTCGCAGTGAAGTTTCTGACACCGTTGATAGTACAATTGATTGGAGAATATTATCAAAAAATTATAATTTTAGAGGATTATGGAATAAAATTTATTCAACACCTTTTAAAACTGGAGATATTGTACAAAGAGGAGGATACCTATATAGAGCAGTAAGAGATGTAAGTATTGCAGACGGAGATGGAAGCACTTTAGATTATTTAGATGAAGAGGTTTGGGAACAAGTAGTACCAGGAAAAATATTTTTAAATGTATGGCAAACAGATACCGTTTATTCTTTAGGCGATGTAGTTACATATTTAGGTTCTACTTATGTTTGTAACCAAGAACATGAATCGGCTGTTAATAATTTCCCAGGAGATAATGGCAGCGGATACGTGTATTGGGATATTTTAATACAAGCAGGACAACCTGCAGGTATGTTGTATCCAGGTGATATGCTTACATTTGGATTGTCGAGAGATTTAGGAATAGGACAAATTGGAGATGGATCTAGTTTTGGATCTGCTCGTGTTCCTATAGGAACAGAACGACAAGTGTTAAGTGTAAGTGACGAACTTGAGGCATATTGGAGAAGTGTTGGTGCTGATACCGACATAGTATATGTTGCAAAACACGGTGTCGATCAACCTGGCTATGGTAAATCTGCAAATAGACCGTTTAGAACTGTAAGATATGCATGTAATTTTATAGAAGATACCTTAACACCATTAACTCCTTCAAAAGTTGCTGTGGCGACAGGTAGATTTGAAGAAGTAGGACCAATAACTATTCCTGCAGGATGTGTTGTAATGGGCGACGAATTGAGATCAACAACGATAGTTGCTACTGGTCGGAAAACTGAATATGCAAACACTTGGATTTATCATACAACAGCTATAAATCATATAGAAAGTATTGTAAGTGATGTTGCAAACGGTGTACCTATAGTAAAATCATCTGGAAATACTGTAGACCAACCAGGTAATCTTCCACCTACTACTCCAGATGCTATTAACGCTTTAGCAGCTATATTTGCAGACTATAAAAATTTTGTAGAATTTAGAATACAAAGCGGAGATACAGATCCAACTTTATCTGGATCAAATTCTTTAAATGCTGATACCAATAGAATAAATTTATCAACTATATTATCTTTGACTGAGGATTTTCTTGTAGAAGAAGCGTATAATTATGTAAAAAATCAATATCCTGATATAACATTAGATAAAACTAAAGAAACTAATGATTTACGTGTATTTTTTAGAGGAATAAAACGTGATGTAAAATACTCTGGAAATTATCTAACACTTGTTGCCGGCAGATATTACGCAAATAGTGTAAACGGATCAAAATTAGATGATTTGTTTTGGGTAAGAGATACTACCGGTTTAAGAAATTGTACCACTGATGGGTTACAGGGAACTCTTAACCCGCCAGGAGTTTTTGCACAATACCAAAGACCAACAGGTGGTGCGTGTGTTGCACTTGATCCAGGTTGGGGACCAGCTGATAATAGAACTTGGATTGTAAATAGATCACCTTATCTACAAGGAGTTACAAATATAGGTACTGCATGTGTAGGTAAAAAAGTAGATGGAACTCTACATAATGGCGGAAATCGATCTATGGTTTCAAATGACTTTACACAAGTGTTAAGTGACGGAATAGGAGCTTGGATTACAGGAAATGCAAGAGCAGAACTTGTGTCTGTGTTTACGTACTACTGTCAAGTAGGATACTTGGCGGAAAATGGTGGAATTATACGTGCTACTAATGGAAATAATTCTTACGGTACTTATGGCGCAATCGCAGAAGGTAATGATCCTGACGAAGTGCCTCAAGATGTTTTAGTAGATAATACGCAAAACGAAGCTCAAGTTAGTGCTGCTTTTGCAGGAGGCACTACAGATCAATTATTTGTTTTTGAATACAGCCATGCAGGAGAAAATTATTCACAAGCAAGTGCAGAGATTATTGGTGCAGGATTTGATGCTGAAGTTGAATATACTGACTTTAGACATGGTGCATTATTTGAATCAAGATTAATTAACACTAGTGGATCAGGATCAGAAGGCGGATCTAATTATCTTGTAAGACAAAATTCTGCACAAGTAACAATTGGTGCAGGCAGTAGACTTATTCTTAACACTAATGAAGAAACACAATTTGATACAGAAATTCTAGGTATGAGATTGTTAATCATTCAAGGAACAGGAGTAGGACAATACGGATACGTTGCCGCTTATAACACAGTATCAAAAGAATGTACAGTACGTAAAGAGAGTACTAACGAATTAGGCTGGGATCATGTATTACCAGGATTTCCAATTGAAACAGATTTAGATAGCACAACAACTTATAGAATCGAACCGAGAGTTTATGCAAATCATCCAGGATTTAGTTCATCAGCAACAAATTTACCACAAGCTCGATCATTTATAGATAGCCAGTTTGGCGGATTAACTGCTTTTTACTTTAATATTGAACTTGCAGACGGAAGTGCTGGTGTACAAGATACTGTAGCAGTGCCCGCAACAATAAATGTACAACGATCAGGAAATAATTATATTGTTACTCTTGTTAATCCTGGAGCTGGATATGCTACAGGAGATCAACTAGTAGTTCCTGGAACATCACTAGGCGGAGCTACACCAGCAAATGACTTAACAGTAACAGTTACAGAAACAACCCAAGACAGTTCAAATACAATAGTAAGTATTTCTACTTCTGGAGTGGCAAGAGATGGAAGATTTGTAGCACTAGCAAGTCCTAACTTTGTTGTTTACAGTGACAACGGAACATCTTGGACAGAAACAAATCTAAGTGTAAATGCAAATTATTTTAAACTTTTAACAGGCAGAAATAGATTTTTAGCTTTAGCAAGAGGTACAGCAAATTATAGTTTTAGTTATGACGGTGTTTCTTGGACTACAAGGAGCCTACCAACATCACAAAACTGGGTAGACGGTGCGTACGGATTACTGAAAGGTGGAACACATAGGTTTGTTGTTATTGCAGAAAATACTAATGTAGCGGCTTATAGCACAGACGGATTAAATTGGGGATCAGCAACATTACCTACGGGAGACGACAGTACAGGAGATCAATGGTTAAAAGTAGCATTTGGACAACAAAGATTTGTAGCAATATCTGGCTCCCAAACAAGAGATGTAGCATATAGTGCAGATGGAATAACTTGGTCAAGATTTAATAATGTTCTTCCAGGAGAGTATAATTGGATCAATCTTGAATACGGAAACAATAGATTTTTAGCACTAGCCGAAGACGGTACTATAGCATATAGTTTAGATAGAGGACAAACTTGGTCATTAGGTACTACTGCTCCGTCACCAGACGGATCAACTGCTATGATATGGAATGACATCAAATATGGACAAGGTGTATTTGTGGCAGTTTGTCAAACACAAACAGCCGTAGATTATGGTCAACCTTTAGGTTTTGAATCTGGTCCGACAACTTGGGTAGCAACTACAGAAGATGGAATTTATTGGAGAGAATATAATCTTGATAATGCAGGAGAATATAAAACAATTTGTTTTACAGACATAGGACAAGAACCTCGTTGGGTAACATTCAGAGACAATCAAATTCTAAATAGTGTATGTACAATTAATACAGGGGCACTAGCTAAAGTTAGAGCAAACGTAACTGCTGGATCATTTACAGAAATTAAAATTTGGGATCCTGGTAGCGGTTATTCTGTTTCAAATCCTGTTGAATTAACAGTAGTTGACACTCAATATGTAAGTGAAATTGAAGTAGATAATCGATTAGGAAACGGCGTATTAGCCCAACCCGACTTTATAAACAGAGGTGCAGGTTATAGAGTTACTACAAGTTCTATAACAATATCTGGAAATGGATTTGCAGATATTATCCCTGAAGGATCATTTGTAACACTAAAAGGAGTAAATGCAAGTATACCTGGACCGGGAGTGCAAATTAGATTTGCAACAATTGACGACGAAGTTTCTGATGATCCTGATGTATACAAATTATTTACAGGAGTTGGTGCAACTGATTTAGGCGACGACGGAAGCGGAAATGGAACTAGAATTGTACGTTTCCAAATAAGTCCTTCAATGAAAAACGAATACAATCTAGCAACGAATACTGCAACTACATTAAGGGTAGGATATGCACAGTGTAGAATATCAGGACATGATTTCCTAGACATTGGTACAGGTAACTTCCAACAAACAAATTACCCAGAAATTTATGCTGGCGGCGCATATTTTGTTAGTGCGCCAGAAAATGAAGTATTAGAAGTTGATGGTGGTAGAGTTTTCTATACCAGTACAGACCAAGACGGTAACTTTAGAGCAGGCGAATTATTTGGTGTAAACCAAGCAACTGGTGTGGTTACAATTAGTGCAGAATTTTTTGATTTAGACGGTTTAAGTGAACTATCACTTGGCGGAGTAAGGCTAGGTGGTTCCGGTGCAGTAGTAAATGAATTTAGTACCGACCCCACATTTAGTGCAGATAGCAATAGTATTATACCAACACAAAAAGCTATTGCTACGTTCTTAGCAGATAGATTGTCAGTTGGTGGTTCTGATCTTGAAACTAATAGTATTACAGCAGGTCAAGTTCAGGTTGGCACTAGTGAAAATATAATTTTAACCACAGGAGGCAACTATCTAACAATACCGAGAGTTGTAGTTTTTGACGGTAAAGATGATTTAAACAACCCAACAGCAATACAGGGTACAATAGTTAGTCAAATGCTGTTTGCAAGGAATTTCAATGAGTCAATGCAATAAGATAAATAACATAGCGGAGCAAATAAATGGCAGAATTTAAACTTGGTAGAATTAGATTTGTATGGAAAAATGACTGGGCTACCGGACAACAATATTATCAAGATGATGTTGTTGCTTTTGGTGGAAAAGTATACATTTGTATAACGGGTCATATTAGTTCTGCTTCATTCTTTAGTGACTTTGATATTAGTCCTCCAAAATGGAATCTGGTAAGTGATGGACAAACTTGGAAAGGTGACTGGCAACCACAAGTTTATTATGTGTACAGTGATATTGTAAGATATGGTGGACGACTATATATTTGTCAGAATCCTCATACATCTGCAGCGGATTCTACTACAGGATTAGAAGCTGACATTGCAAACTGGGTGATTTATGCAGAAGGTATTGAATGGAAGGGTGATTGGCAAACTAATTTCGATTATAAACAAAATGATCAAGTAAAGTACGGTGGAACAACATATGTATGTAACCAGAATCATATTAGCGCAGCGACTGACAGCTTAGGATTAGAAGCAGATCTTTCTAAATGGGATATTTTTAATCAAGGATTTGATTACAAAAATGATTGGGCAACCGGCACTAGATATAAAGTTAACGATGTAGTTAGACTAGGCGCTAACTTATGGATAGCTACACAGTATCATACAGCAGCAGGAACTTTTGCGGCAGACAGTGCAAAATGGTCAAAATTTGTAGATGGCTTCCAATACGAATCTAGATGGAGCGGTCCTGCAAATTATCAACCAGGAGATATTGTTGCATATGGTGGTAACCAATATATTGCAAAAACTGAAAACACAGGTGCTCGACCTCCTGCATCAACAAGTGATTGGGATTTATTTTCAGAAGGTTTAAGATTTATAGGAGATTGGGGCGACGATAGTTCAAACTTTGAATACGAAGTTGGCGATCTTGTACGTTTAGGCGGATATACATATAGAGCTAAAATTGATCATACAGGTCAGCAACCACCAAATAGCACATACTGGGATAGATTTAATACCGGTATTGACTGGCGCGGAGAATGGTTAGATGACCAAGAATACTATGAAGGCGATGTTGTAAGATATGGTGATAATTCATATATTTGTATTTTAGGACATGTTTCCGAAGGTGATGATTATTCTACAGAAACAAAAGTAGATCCAGGCGGTGGCGCACAAAATTCTCGTCCAGACTTAGATGCAACTGGTACTTACTGGAACGTAATAACAATTGGTAGTGAACAAAGTGTTTTGACTACTACAGGCGATTTAGTATACTATGGAGCTGCAGGACCAACTCGTTTACCAATTGGAACAGATGGACAAATTTTACAAGTAAGCACAGCAGGAATACCTGAATGGGTTACTTATGCAAGTGCTGATGATGTTTACTATGTTGCAGAACATGGTGTAGACAGTCCTGCACCAGCTTATGGTAAATCTATAGATAGACCTTGGAGAAGCATTAGATATGCTGCTCAACAAGTTGAGATGGGTACTAAAGCTGCTAGTGCTGTAAAATTACTAGAAAGAAACAGAAGATTTATTCAGCGAGAAATTGTAGAATGGACAGACTATCAAATAACAAATAATATTTCACCGTTCACAAGTGCGTTCTCTTACAATAGTGCAAAGTGTGAAAGAGATATGGGATTATTAGTTGATGCATTTATATGGGATTTGAAACACGGAGGCAATGTACGTTCTCGTGAAGCAGCATTATCATACGTAAATGAGACAGCAGGATCTCCATATCTATCACAGAAGAATGAAACGAAAGCAAGCATTGCATACGGATTAACTGTTATAGAAAAGGTTTTAAAACAACAAGCACCTGCAGTAAATTACCAAACAACAAATGGTGATAACTCTACAGCGGTAGTTGCACAATATTTTGAAGCTGCACTTGGCGATCAATCTATTGTTGATTACGAAAGTGTAGTAACAGGGGGAAGCGCCGTAGCAGTAGGCGGAGGATACTAATGGCAACAATATTTCAAACAATTACACAACTAAGCGGAATAGTAACCGATGCTATAACAGCAGGAAACGATACTAATATCCCTCAAAGATTAATTAGAAATACACTTATAAAAGTTAGCACTGGTAAGTATTATGAAGTTTTACCTATTATTGTACCAGCTGAATGCTGTATAATTGGTGATGAATTACGATCAACTAATGTACAGCCAAGAAAGGCAACTAACGCCACTCTAACACCTGCAGACGATTTTAATTATAGTTATGAAGGTTTAAAAAGATTAGAATCTGTTATTAGTGATGTGGTAGCAGGAACAACAGTTACTCCGACAACCGGAAATACAGAAACACAAATACAAAGTTGGCCATATGCTGAAACAGATGGACCTAAAAACGCAGTTAAAAAACTTGCAAGAAGTATTCGCAGAAGGATAGATGTAGGACTTGGTAACAAAAAAGAAGCTAGACTTACAAAGGCATATGATATGTCTACACCTGCATTTGGTTATGCAAGAGATTTACTAAAACTGAATAAAAAGTTTTTACAAGCAGAAGTTATAGAATATATTAGAGTAAATTATCCTAATCTTGCATACAGTAGAACAAAATGTAAACAAGATGTTGGATTTATAATTGATAGCGTTGGATATGATTTAACTTATAACGGAAATTGGCAGAGCGTTAAAGCAGGAGAAGCATATTACGAAGGTACAAATTTACAAATAGCATCAAGTGAAAAAACAGCAACACTTGCAGCTTACGGTTATTTAAAAAATATAATGCAATCTGTGTCGCAAAATACAAACATAGCATCGCCATTACAAAGTGTTGAAACGCAAATTGAAGATTTAGGATTCGCAGGTACTCCTACAACGACAGCAAAAGTTGCTTCATTAATGGATAATATTATTGATATAATTACTAATGGTAGTGGTTCTGTATCTATTACATATCCTGATACCAGCGGAGTAAGTCAAACATTAATTAACGGTAGCGAAACTATACGTTTATTAAAATCTACAGTACAAGAAAATACTATAGATTTTATTAACGGACATTTCGGAAGTTTTCAATATAACAGTGCAAAATGCAGAAGAGATCTTAATAATATAATTACAGATACTGCGTATGATGTGGCTTTGGGGACAAATTACAATGCTATATTCAACGGTCGTGCTTATAATAGACCTAACAACGCTTATAACTTACAAGCACAAAGAACAGAAACAGTAGGTTCTATAAGATATGCTAGAGATCAATTAAAAGAAACAGTTACAGATGACGGATCATCTGCAGGTGGATCGTCAAATGCAAGTGCTAGAATAACTACAGCATATAATGAAATTGTTGATATGATTACTAACGGTCTTAGTGCTGAAAATGCATTAAGTTTTCCAAGTCCTGTAGGAGTCGATCAAAACAGGGTAGATGCTAAGGATAATTTAATTGCTAACAAAACATTTATGCAAGAAGATGTAGTAGCTTATGTTAATAATACATATGGTGCATTATCTTATAACGAAGGAAAATGTCGTAGAGATGTAGGATTTATAATTGATGCATTATGTTATGACATATTGTATGGCGGAACACAAGCAACAACAAGGATTGCTGAAAGTTATTTTGATGATGGTACTTCTCAACTTTATGGTAACGAAGTTGAAACTGTGGCAGCGTACAACCATTTAAAGAGCATTGTAGGTACAATCATTCAAGAAGGAACTGTTACAGCACAAAGCGGACATACTGAACTTCAAACAAAACCTGGCACGCCTGCCACTGCAACTGAAGAAACAGAATTAGATGCTAAGATTGATATCATTACAGCAGCAATTACAGCCGGTAACTTAAATAGTTTGCCTGCTCCTGTTTATCCAAGTATTACATGGGCCGATGCAGAATATCAAACCGCTCATAGTAATATTTTTAGTGATAAAAACGATGTAATTACAAGCACTGTACAGTATATAAACACAACATACAGTAACTTTAACTACAATCAGGCAAAGTGTTCAAGAGATCTTGGTTTAATTATTGATGCTGCAAGATATGATTTTATGCTTGGTTCAAATTTTGCAAGTATACAAGCGGCTTATAGTTACCTTAGACAACCATCAGCAAAAATTGTCGGCAATCAAAAAACTGCAACTTTAGCTGCTAACGAATACGCTAGAACGGTTCTAGTATCTGCATTAAGTGGTAACGCGGCAGCAATAGCAGGTGTAAATGAAACTTGGGAATGGGTTGAAGATATTATTTGGAGTGGATCTCCAGAAGCAAGCAATTCTCAAACTGCTGATATTGAAGCATATAACTCTACAAGAATGTTAGAACTAAACAAAGAATTTTTTGTAGATGAAGTATTAGCTCATGTAGATGAAACTTTTAAGGCAACAGTAAATGGATTAACCATAACTACAGGTCTAGCTGATGGACAAGTTATTATAGATGATACAAGTTATCTATTTGAGGGAATGCCTGTAAAATTTAGAGATGGTGATGATTCTGCACAATCTGTAGAAAATTCACAATTTGATGAAAATACTACCTATTATGTAAGAAGCATTTTAAGTGACACAAACTTTACACTTTCAGAGTCAAAATTTGGACCTGTAGTAAACATATTAAATTACGGAGAAGGTTTTGAAGTTTACATGGCTTATGATTATAATAGAACATTATGTGCAAGAGACGTTAGAGAATATATAGATGCAATTAAATGGGATGTAACTTGGCCACAAGAACAATTTAGAACGTATAACAAGTTTGGGTTTGATGTTACATTGTATCTACCTGCAATTTACAAATCTAGACTAGCAGCTCGTTATTATGTTAATAGTGTATTAGGATCACAAGAAGAAGATTTTTATTACTTACGTAACGGAACAGGCTTGAGACTACAAACTATGGAAGGCCTACAAGGAGATTTAGGTCCTGCAAACTCTAACGGAACACAAAGACCTACAGCAGGCGCTTATGCTTCACTAGATCCGGGTTGGGGTCCAGATGATAAACGTGTATGGATTACAGCACGTTCTCCATACGTACAGAACTGTACAACATTTGGTTATGGTGCAGTTGGTCAGAAAATTGACGGTGCACTACATAACGGCGGTAACGATTCGATTGTTTCAAACGACTTTACACAGGTTATATCAGATGGTATAGGTGCCTGGATTCTAAACAACGGTCGTGGAGAGCTTGTGTCAGTGTTTACATATTATTCACACATTGGATACTTATGTGAATCAGGCGGTAGAATGAGAGCTACTAACGGTAATAACTCATATGGTAAATTTGGTTCTGTAGCAGAAGGTGTTGATCCAGATGAAACACCAGTTACAGCTATTGTTGATAATGAAAAACAATATAATGCAGTAGTTGCCAATGTATTTACTGACGGTGCAGATGAAATTTTAAGTGTAGAATATTCACATGCAGGTAACGATTATACAGAAGCAAATTTAAATTTCTTTGGTGTAGGCGATAACGAATCTACTGTTTTTGATGAATTCCGTGATCAAGGTGTAAATCAAGTAAGAATTATAGAAGTTGATGATTCTACCGGAAACCCAGATGCAACAGCAGGAGGAAATGGATACCTTGTTGTTACAAACACAGCTCAAACAGGTAGTAGCACAAGTATTACACTTGCTGCAACAGATGGTAACAGTAGTACAGCATACATTGGTATGAAAGTTTTAATTACAGGTGGTGCTGGAACAGGACATTATGCTATCGTTGATACTTATAATGCAGGATCTAAAGTTGCTACTGTTGTTAAAGAGTCAGACGGCACAGCAGGATGGGATCACGTAGTTTCAGGAACAGCATTTGTATCGCCTAACAGTTCATCAACATATTTGATAGAACCTGCAATTTCATTTACTGCACCTACAAGAAGTGATACAACACATTCAATTACAAGCGATGTATGGAATGATGTACACTATTTTGAAACATCTGCACAGTATAACAATGTAGCTAGTGCTACTGACGGCGATGGTATTAGTGCAACATTTAATGTAACAAGAAATGGTAGTAAATATTATGTAACTCTTAATAGTGGAGGAAGTGGTTATACTAGATTAGAAACTTTAACAATATTAGGAACAAATTTAGGTGGTACATCTACAACTAACGACATTACAATAACAGCTACAGTAGTAAATGCAAGTACTGGCGCTATTGAAGAATTTGATATTTCTGGTGTTGGATTAAAAGGTAGATTTATTGCATTACCTGATAGTGGTACTACAGCAATAATTTCAAATGATGGTAGTACCTGGACTAATAGCACACTAGCAACAAGTCTAACATGGCAAAGATTATCTAGCGGATTAGCAGACGACGGTTCGACTACTTTCAAACAAAGTTATGTTATTGCGGCTGGTATTACAGGAGGTGCAACGGCAGTAAATTATTCAACTACTGGAGCATCAGGCACCTGGAGTGCGCCAGCATCTCAGCCTGCATTGACAGCAAGCACAAGATGTGATGTAGCATTTGGACAAGTTGCTTCAGCAACAGCAAGATTTATACTAATAGGTGACGGAGACAGAGACGTAGCATATTCAGATGATGGTGGTGCAAGCTGGACAACAACTGCTAATGCTTTGCCTTCAACAGGATATACCGCAGTTGCATACGGACAAGGAAAATTTGTAGCAATTAAATCAGGAAGCCAAGAAACTTCTTATTCAACAGATGGTGTAACCTGGGTACAAGTTGCTGCAGGAATGCCTAATACTAACGCCTGGACAGATCTAGCATACGGTAAAGGTAAATTTTATGCTATTGCAAGCGACAGCACTACAGGAGCATATTCATTAGATGCAGGTGCTAATTGGACTGCTAATACTATAACTACTGGCGGTGGAGGAACAGCTCTACCAGTGCGTATCTCTTACGGACAGGGTGTATTTGTTGTAACAACAAACGATACCAACGAATTACCATATTCTGAAGATGGTGTTTACTGGCCTACACCTTATGCAATTACAGCAACCACATATACAGGTGGATTAAAAGCGGTAGGATTTGGTAATCCTAATAGAGATCCTAAGTTTGTTGCTATACAAACAGGCACAACTACTGCTCTCGGAAACTTTAAAATAGGCTGTACTACAAAAGCAAGAGCTGGTGTTGCAAGTGAAAAATTATTTGAATTAAGAATTACAGAACCTGGTTCGGGATATGGTGTGACAGCGCCGACTATGACAATTACTGATCCTAACAATATTAATGAAGCATTATTTACAGTAAGATTAAATAGTGGTATACTAGGTCAACCAACATTTGTTGCTAGAGGTAGCGGATTCATAAGTGCAAGTGCAGAAGTAAACACAGATGAAAGTAATGGCTTTGCAAATTTCTTACAAGACGGACAATTTGTTGCAGTTAGACAGCTTTCAGCAGTACCAGTAAACGGATCAAACGTAGTGTTTGACAATCTTCCTAATCAAGTGTTTAAACTTGTTAATGTTGTTAGTAGAGTTGGAACTAAAGACGGAGCTTACACTGCATTCTTACAATTATCACCTAATATGGAAATTGAAGATGCTGTACCTAATGGCGACAACGTTACTATGCGTATTAGATTTAGTCAGGTACGTCTAACAGGACACGATTTCTTAGATATTGGTACAGGTAACTTTGACGATACAAATTATCCAAATAACGTATACGGCGACCCGGTTAATGACCCTGTGCAAGATAACGAAACAGAAGATTTTAACGGTGGGCGTGTGTTCTTTACAGCAACTGACCAAGATGGTAACTTTAGAGTTGGTGACTTGTTTAGTATTGAACAAGCAACTGGTGTTGCAACATTAAATGCAGAAGCATTTAACATTGCAGGTCTACAAGAACTAACACTTGGTGAAGTTACACTTGGTGGTAACTCTGCAAGTGTTACTGAATTCAGTACTGATCCATTCTTTACTGCTAATAGTGATAGTATTGTTCCTACTCAACGGGCAATTAAGAGTTATATTGAAGCTCAAATTGGTGGTGGTGGTGCATCACTGGTTGTTAACAGTGTTACAGCTGGTGACATTTTCATTAACAGCACACAAATTACAACAGTCACTGGAGCGTTGATAAATATAAAAGCAAACGTAAACTTTACGAAAAGTGTATTAGGTTTACCGTTAGCATACAATTATTTTTTAAGATAGGAGAGAAAAAATGGCAACAGGAATATTAGGTACACCAGCAGATTTAAGCCCAACTACCAATACTACAATATATACTGTACCTGCTGATACATTTGCTATAGTTACAATCAGTGTTTGTAACAGAGCAACATCTACTAGAGATGTTAGAGTTGCTTTAGCAGCGTCCGGCACACCTGGTAATTCTGAATATATAGAATTTGATACAGAATTAGTAGCAAACGGTACACTTGAAAGAGGCGGAGTAGTTTTAGATGCAGGTAAAAATGTTGTAATATATGCAAACAGTACAGATGTAACTGCAATGGTTTATGGCATAGAAACAGCAACGACATAAGGAAGTTACAATGAGGAAAATTACAAACGGAGTTACAGGTGGACCAATATTAGGAACGCTTACAGCAGTAGGACAAACAATCAGTAGCGTTCTTACTGATAATGATATAACACTTACTCCTAACGGAAACGGTGAAATCCAAGTTAACTCCCATATGAATTTACGTAGCGGTAGCAATCTTGTTTTACTAGACAATGACAATAGTCAATCAGTAACACTTGCAGTTCCTGCAGATGTTACTTCGGATGCTACTTATACATTTCCTGCAGCAGGACCAGACGCAGGAAAATTTTTACAAACTGACGCAGGCGGACAATTAAGTTGGGTGGCAGCAGATATTCAAATATCAAACAATACTACTGATGCTGCAACATACTATCCAACTATGACGACAGCAACTAGTGGTGGTATCACAGGTGAAACAGTAAGTAACACAAAATTTAGTTTTCAACCAAGCACAGGAAATTTAACAATTACCGGTCAACTTGGTGGCGCAAGTGCAAGTTTTTCTGGAAACATGAGTGCAGCTACTATTACTGAAACTTCTAGTATAACACTTAAAGAAAATATATCTCCTATCGAAAATGCTCTTGATAGTGTTATGGAATTAGCTGGAAAAATATATGACAGGAAAGACGGAAGTACAAAAAACGAAGCAGGTTTGATTGCTGAAGAAGTTAACAAAATACTTCCAAATTTAGTTAAAAAAGATAGTGAAGGAAATCCAGAAAGTATTTACTACACAAAATTAAGTGCGTATTTGATTGAAGCAATTAAAACACTTAAAGTTGAAATTGATAAGATAAAAGGGTAAGCGTTAATGGCAACTCTAAAAAATACATCATTTGGAAACGTAATCCTACCAGACGGGACTTCAGCACAGAGACCAGGCTCACCAACAAATGGAATGCTTAGGTACAACACAGATCAAGGATTGTTAGAGTTTTACGATGGTGGATGGAGACCAGTAACTGGAGTTGCAAAAGGAACAATTGGTACTGGCGGTAACGAAATACGTTATACAGGAGCATCAGGAAGTAGAGCAAACGGTGGCATAATACACATGTTTACTTCTGTAGGAGGTCACACCTTCACACCAACATTTACAGGAACTGTAGAAGTTCTTATAATAGGAGGTGGTGGAAGCTCTGGAACACACTGGGGCGGTGGTGGTGGCGGTGGCGCCATGATATACAATCGTGCATATCCAGTAAGTGCTGGTACAGGCTATCCTATTACAGTAGGTGGTGGCGGTGGCATTGCAGGATATCCAAATAGAGGAAACCGAGGCGGCAGTTCAGTATTTAACGGTGTATCTGCTATTGGCGGCGGTGGCGGAGGATCATGGGACGGTAATAATGATCCTACCGGAAACGGCGCTGGCGGTTCTGGAGGAGGAGGAGCAACAGGCTCATCTCAAGGATCCAGATTTAGATTTGAAGGTGGTAGAGGAAATTATTCTGGACAAGGATATCCAGGCGGTACAGGTATAAGATTTAATCAACAAGGTGATAATGGACATTCATCAGGAGCTGGCGGAGGAGCTGGTGGCCCAGGAATTTCGGGTACAGAAAATGCACACGATGGTATTGTAAGTGATGGTGGCCCAGGAGCAGCAAACGATATCCTTGGTGAAACACTATATTGGGCAGGTGGCGGCGGTGGCTGCAATCACCTAGGCAACGGTAGACGTGGCCCAGCAGGTGGCATTGGTGGCGGTGGTGGTGGCCGTATATACCACGGCGGGCCAAGACATCCAGGCAGTGGCAGAAATGGTGTAGGCGGCGGCCGAGCATTAAATGCAGGCGGTGCTGCTGTAAATCACGAGCAATCAGGACCAGGCGGAGTAAATACAGGCGGTGGCGCTGGAGGCAGAAACGGCTGGAGTGGATTTAATGGTACAACTGCTGGTACTGGTATAGTTGTAGTGAGGTATTAATTATGGCAATTTTAAAAAATACAACAATAAATGATACTGGCCATATTGATATAGAGTCAAATACTACAGGAAATAGACCATCCGCAAATAATGGTCATATTAGAATGAATACTTCATATAATCCTGCGGTTTTAGAATTTTATGATGGGTCTAATTGGCGTCCAGTTACAGGTTACAGTCAAGGTAGTTTAGGTAGTGGTGGAACAATTTCATATTTACATGGCGGAATAGTTCATTCATTTACAAGTGTAGGAAATTCAACATTTACACCTGCTTTCAGCGGAAATGTACAAGTATTAATTGTTGCCGGTGGAGGAGCAGGAGGCGGAAGCCACGGTGGTGGTGGAGGCGGAGGTGGCATTGTATATAATGCAACTTATCCTGTGAGTGCTGGATCACCAATCACCGTTACAGTTGGCGGTGGCGGAGGTTCTCAACCGTACGGTAACTTTGGCAGCAATGGCGGAAACTCTGTATTTGGAGGTACAACAGCTACCGGTGGCGGTGGAGGCGGCTATTGGAACCAAAGTTCTGGTACTGAAAGTCGTTCGGGAGGATCGGGCGGCGGAGCAGGATCGTCAGGAGATAACGGTAGTAGATATCGATTAAGCGGTGGTCCTGGAACTCAAGGACAAGGATTTCCAGGAGGTTCTGGAACAAGATTTAATAGGCAAAGCGACAACGGACACTTATCAGGTGGCGGCGGAGGAGCAGGCGGCCCTGGTTTAGGTGGAAGTGACATGCGTGAAGATGGAATAGCAGCTAATGGCGGTGCAGGTGCAGGTAGTGACATTCTTGGAGAAATTTTATACTTTGCTGGAGGCGGTGGAGCAGGACCACATCTATCACCAGGCGGTGCAGGCAATGGCGGCATTGGTGGCGGTGGAGGCGGTGGTGCCCATCATGGTGCTCCTCAAATGCCACCTAATTTTCCTAGACTATTAGGTAGAGGCGGCAGACAAGCAATAAATAATGGACAACCTGGAGTAAGCCAAACCACAGGCGGTAATGGTGGCGCAAACACCGGCGGTGGTGGCGGTGGTGGAAACAACGGAAATTCAGGATCAGCTCACCAAAATGGCGGAAGCGGAATAGTTATAGTGAGGTACTAATGGCAAATTTACTAGATACAAATATTAATGACACAGGATTTTTGACACTACCGGTCGGTGCTGCAGGACAAAGATCAGCTGCATCACAAGGAATGGTTAGATATAGTACTGACACTAACACATTAGAATTTTATGACGGTAGTCAGTGGCGTCCTGTAACAGGATTCAGTAAAGGAACAGTAGGTACAGGTGGTAACTCTATTGTTTACGGAAATAACGGAATTTCACATCTATTTACAAGCACAGGTTCACATACGTTCACACCTACATTTACAGGAACTATACAAGTACTAGTAGTTGGAGGTGGTGGTGGTTCTGGATATGACTGGGCTGCTGGAGGCGGTGGAGGCGGAGTTGTATACAACCGTTCGTACCCTGTTACAGCAGGATCTGGTATCTCGATTACAGTAGGTGACGGCACAGGAAGTCATTACGGTCCAGGATGGAGTCAAGGATCTACACCAGGACAAAATTCAGTATTTGGAACTATTACAGCTAACGGTGGCGGCGGATCAGGTTGTTGGGGACATCCACCGAGTGGTAGAGGTGAACCTAGTTGGAGTGGCCGTCCAGGAGGTTCTGGAGGCGGTGGAGGTAACACCGGAGATGGAACAGATAGTCGTAGAAGAGTAAGAGAAGGTGACGGAACTGCGGGCCAAGGATTTCCTGGAGGATCAGGAGTAAGATTTAACACGTCTGGTGATAATTGTCACTGGGGCGGCGGCGGTGGCGGTGCTGGCGGTAGAGGTCGCGATGCTGCTGACGAGAGACAAAATGCAATGGATGATCCAATGGGTGGTCCAGGATCAGCTACAGATATTTTAGGTCCTACACTTTATTTTGGTGGTGGTGGCGCTGGTGGCGCACATCACGGACATGGATTTTGTAACGGCGGTATTGGCGGTGGTGGCGGTGGTGGAATCTACCATGGCTCTCCATATCGTCCTGGCACCGACAGACAAGGAGCAGGTGGCGGCCAAAGTCTTAACCACGGTCAGCCGTCAGGTGCACATAGAAATAGAGCAGACGGTGGCAACGGTGGTACTAATACTGGCGGCGGTGCTGGCGGAGGACAATGGGGTCAAAAAGGTGGCTCTGGTGTTGTTATTGTAAGATATTAATCTTTGTAATAATTTGTATAAAGAAAATCTTTTAATGACGGCAACTCTTTAACAGCATTATTCCATTCAGCCTTGCGCATATCTAGACCCACAATAGCCTTTCTATACCAAACTTTATTATCTTCAATTTCTTGGTTGAATCCATTGATTATGATTTCATCCATAGGATACCAATTCATACCTGCAGCAAGGCATAATAAACCATTATCTAAAGGCAATTGCCAATCGTTAAATTTTTTCCAGATGGTATGATGTAATAGGCGTTGTGTTTGTAATTCGCCTAAATTTGCAAGTTCTGATAGATAAGATCTTGACGTCACATCTTGCCAATATGAAGTATCATTTCTATGAGACAGAGCGTAGTGCATACAAACAAACTGCGCAAAGTAATCAAACTGGTCTATACTAGTAGAATTATATTCGTCAATATCCCATTGGCTTATGTTTTTTCTTCTAAGAGCTCTGCATAAATTTATGGCAAATTCGTATACTGTTACAAGTCCTGTGCTTTCTAAAGGTTCAATAAATGCTGCACTTAAACCTACAGCAACCACGTTGTTAACCCAAAGTTTTTTGTGCCTTCCTACACGCATCTTTATATCACGAAACTCTAAAGAATCAGTTTGATGTCCTTTGTTATTGAGATATTGTTTAAATTCCTTTAAAGCATTTTCAGAGGAAATGTGTTTGTCGCTATACACATAGCCTGTTCCAACTCTACTCCATAAAGGTATATTCCAAACCCAGCCATAATCTATAGCTGTACACTCTGTAACTGATTGCAATTCTTTATCTTTATCAATATAAGGAACTCTAGTAGCCCAAGCGCGATTATTTGGTAATAAGTTTTCATATGAAATAAAAGGTTCTTGTAATGATTCTCCTAACAACAAACTTTTAAATCCTGTACAGTCCACGTATAGATCAGCTGACAATTTCTCTCCATTTGATAATTGTAGATATTTTATTTGTCTATTTTCTACAACAGGAGATACATCTGCAACTATATGTTTTACACCGTTTGGTAAACAGATATGATTTTTCAACCAAACACCAAACTTACTTGCATCAAAATGAAATGCCGTATCTTCATAAAATTTAAAATCTGGAATGTTTGGGTCAACAGAAATTTTATTTTGTTTTACTAAACTCATTTGAGGGTAATAACAATCTGTCATATCATATTCTGGTGTATCTGGATGTAGAGATTTTTTAACAAACCAATCATTACGATTGTAAATATTTTCTTTTAGATGTGGTCCACCAAATGGATAATACCATGTATTACCTTTCTCATAAAAGTTATTAAATTTAATTGCTAACTTATAACTAGCATCTGTCTCTTTTACAAATTCTTCGTCTTTTATTCCTATCATGCGCATCCACCTGCGGATACCGCCTACAGTGCTTTCTCCTACTCCCACAGTTGGAATATCACTGCTTTCAACTAATGTTAATTCTACATTTTTTATTTGTTTTACAATCGTAGAAGCAGTCATCCATCCTGCACTTCCTCCTCCTACGATTATTATTTTTTTAATTGGTGTTGCCATTGTTTTTCCAAATTGTATAACTATCGTATCTTTCTTTTAATGGCCTATATTTGTTTTTATTTCTTATCTCGTTACAAGCAATAATTTCAATCCATGGTACTGGATTTTTTTTCAATTTAACAATATTCTCATCTAAAAATTTAAAATAAGCCAAAGCATCGCCTTTTTTTATTGATATTTTTTCTATAGTATTTTCGATTTCAAATACTAACTCTAAAGGCCTCACCCATTTGCTAATATCGTATTCACCAGGAATAACCTTTGTCTTTTTTGTAAAATCGTTATAGTGTAAGAAGGCTGGAAGTGTTTGCAAAATAATAGAATGTTTGCAAGTAAATGTATTAAGAAAGTCTATTCCTAATAAAGGAAAAGGACTTATACCTTTTTCTTTTTTGTCAAAAAAACGTATATCTATCATTTGGTCAAAAAATTCTTGATCTACATTATTACACCATACGCTTGCATCATTTTTATCAACTTTAATTTCTATATTTAAATCCATTGGACTACAAAACACAAATGTATTTTTAAAAAAATCTGTGACCGCTGGACATTTGGCATATGTTACGCCTTTTCTGTTTTTCATTAAGTCTTTAAATAATGGTTGATATCCATTATAGTCTTCAGTAATAAATCTTTTTGCTGAACTAGGATTATCTAAATTGTATTCATGTCCTGTGTGAAAAGACCAATTAACTGTTTTCATTTGCTACTCGGTATTGTTCGTGTATTCTGTTTAGAGTACTTAAATGGTCTATACTATTTTCCGCAATATATTTTTCTTGTAAAATATATTCTGCTAATAATTTTTCTCTTGACTCTTCTTCTGAAAATCCAGTATGTCTCTTAGCTACATCAAAATTCATTTGACATAACCAAGTTGTCCAATTACACCCAATAAATATACTGTTAAAATGACCATCATAGGGCAAAGGATGATTATTGTTTTTTAGCATTTCTATATAAAATTTCATTCTGTCAGTTTTAACAAATGTTTCATTTACCCAATTCCAAAAATTAGTTTTACGTTTGTTGTCGTAATAGTGCATACTTACAAAATCTACGCAATCTTCAAAAAGTATTTGCATTTGTGTATTAAAATATTTTATATCAAGTTCTGTTATAAATTGTTCTCTAATAGCATTAGCCAGTTGTGTTATACCACTTGTTATCATAGCAACACCTGTGCTTTCTAAAGGTTCAATAAATCCTGCACTTAAACCTATGCATACTCTATTTCCTTCCCACATATCCTTGTAATAGTAAGGAGTCCAGTCTAATACTTTGACATCATTAACAGTAATTCTGTTGTCCCAATAATTAACAAAATATTTCTTTGCTTCTTCGATATCAGTAATTTTACGATTAAAAACAAGTCCGCTACCAATTCTTGAATATACTGGTATATTCCAAATCCAACCATGATCTACTGCTTCGCTAATTACATAAGGGTGAAGTTCCTTTTGTTTGTCTTTATATGGTACATGTCCTGCTATTGCGGTATTGCAAAACAATCGATCCTGCAAATCGATCTTATACTTAGGTGCACCTAAAATATTTTTCCAACCAGTACAATCTACAAATAAATTACTTGTAATATTTTTTCCATTTTCTAATTCTATAGATGTGATGATATCATTATCTTTGTTGACAACAACAACTTCGCTGTCTATGTAATTAATTTTAATTTTATTTTGAATGTATTTTACTAATTTACCGCAATCGATATGAAATGCATAGCTTTTTAATGAATTATTATTAACTTTATTTTCAATACTGGCTTGGTATAATGCACTGGCATATTTCTTAAAGTCTAAATCTTGATTTTGTGACCACAAATCTTGTAGCCTAAACTTTTCATTTATTTTCGTTGGCCTTTTAAAAAATGGGTGCCAAATATCCTTGTTTTTTTCCTGCCAATTTTTAAAAAGAATACTGCTTTTGTATGATGCATCTGTCTCTGTAAACCATTCAAAAAAAGGAAAACCACATTCTTCTAAAAAATCACCAATGTTTAAAAGTGTTCCCTCGCCCACTCCCACGGTTTGAGAAATTTTTTTATCTATTAACGTAATATCTAAATGTGGAATTTGATTCTTTAAATAAGCAGCAGTTAACCATCCAGCAGTTCCACCGCCTATAATAGCTATACTATTAATTTTCATTTTTTACCTTTGTTCTTTTTTGATAAAATACTTTTTGCTCTTGCATATCCGTCAACAAAAAACGGAAAACTTAAATTATTCATTACTCTTTGAATTTCATCATCTCCTACAAGATGACATTTTAATTCAATATTATCATCTGTCATAGGTATTAGATGCGCCATCGGTCTTCCAGCTTTGAAAAAATATTTTGCACCTTTACGTAAAAACATATTAATATTAGTAGTGTGTTGATACTTGTATTCAACTAATCCGGGAGGAGTGCATTGATTCATTAAGTCTCTTGGATGATTCCAAGGTAAATCCATATATAAAAAATTTACTCCTGTTTTTTCTTTAATTCTCCAAGGGCTTATAATTTTTGTATGTGTATATTGAGAAAATTCTTCACCTAGTTGATCCAAAGGATGAAATCCCACAGTACTCATATTGTCTGCAAATTGATAGGCAAAGTCAGCACCTCTAGTTTCAATGAGTAGGTCGCTCCATAAAGGTAAAACAATTCCGTTTCTATATAAATTTGTTAGTCCGGCGCAGCCTTTCATTGTTCTTTGAGGAATGACTAGTCCCTGAGCAGTTTCTGTTTCAAAATTATTTGGTAATTTTTTCCACCATTCGGGTAAAAAATGAGTTGCTTTTTTTATAGGAAATAAATCATGTGAATACGCATGATTTGTAAAGCAATCTATTGTTATTGTTTTTCTCTTTTTAAATATTGTGAACATTTTTTACCTCTATGTAATTTACTTATCTGATATGAAGTGGCCATAAAAATTTTCTACTAAATATCTTACAATGCATATTATAGATGAGTTTTTACCAAAAGTCAAGTTCAATAACCTTGCAAATTTTGTAATGTCGAACAAATTTCCATGGTTTTATGCCGATCAAGTATCTTTGCCACCGGAGGAACATAATATTAACGATCCGTACGCATTAGAAACAGATGGTTGGTACCATATGCTGTACTCAGATGACGAAGATTACAAAAATGGCGGCATGTTCTTTGATGCATTTTTAGATTTTTTTGAAAAACTTTCTCAGACTTTTGGATACACGCAAGACGATTTGTTAAGAGCAAGACTTGGGTTAAAAGTTCCTAAATTAGGATACAATAAAGAAAATTATAATTTGCCCCACATTGATGTAAGATCTTCGCACGACACAATCATTTATTATTTAAATGACAGTGACGGAGATACTAGAATTTTTGAGGAAAATTATAGGGATTATAATGATAAAGAGCCCACAAAATTTACTGTTAAAGATACTGTTCAACCAAAAGCTAATCGATTATTACTAATTGACGGATTTCAGTATCATACAGCTAGTAATCCTATACATGTAAATAGACGTATAGTACTGAATGTGAATTTAAAATGCAAGTAGAAAATATCTTTCCAACACCAATTTTAAAATTTGATCTACCTGGATCGTTAATAGAAAAAAGTTTAGATTTAGCAGAGAAATTTGTTGGAAAAAATAAATGGTATGAAAAGAATCATTTAGGAAGTACAATTACAACGTATCACGAAGACATAGAGAGAAACTATTGCGGTAATAATGACAGCGATTTATCAGAGCATGTTATAGAGATGATTAGAAAATATTTACACGGAATAGGTTTTGACCCAAATTCTAGCATAAGATTAGAAAGTTGGTTGAATTTAAATAAACCAGCCACACACCACAGCGTACACGAACATTATGGTAGTTTTGTAAGTGCAGTAGTGTGGCTAAAGACAAGTAAAGATAGCGGAAATTTTGTATTTCACGAACCGCTTGGTGTAAAAGCACAAAATTTTACTCAATACTTGTTTGCTAAAAAAGAAGAAAATATGTACAATTATCCTTTGTATAGTTTAAATCCTAAATCAGGTAACGGAATAATTTTTCCGTCTTGGATGCCTCATCAAGTACAGCCAAATAAATCTAATCAGGATAGATATAGTGTTGCCTTTAATGCATGGATGATAAAAGATGGCTAATATAGAACTTTGGTTTCCCACGCCGATTTATATTCAAAAAAATCTATTTCCAACAAGTTTCAACAAAGAAATAGAAAATGAAATATTAAAATGGCCTAATACAATACCTAGTGGTGGTACAGATTGGGAAGGAGGAACATATACAACTCATATTACACACGATTTATCTGAAAGTAAATTACTAGAACCTGTTATAGAATGTGTTACTGAGCATGTTAATGATTTTGCTAAGGCACATAATAGTATGTATGAATATAAAATGGAACACAGTTGGGCTAATATTTCACGACCTGGTAATTTCCAAGAATTTCATACACATGACGGCAGTATTTTTAGTGCTGTGTATTATGTAACAGTGCCTAAAGGTAGTGGAAATATAATTTTTGAAGATCCTAGAGCTCCTGATATGTTACCGTTAAAAGAAATAAAAGATAGAAACGAGTTATCTTATGTAAAAGTAGGATATACACCCGAAGTAGGTACCCTAGTTATTTTTAGATCTTACGTAAGACATTGTGTGCAAACAGGCACTAATGTAGAACCTAGAATAAGTTTAGCATTAAATTATGGATAAATTATGTCTAGTTTGTTTGATTTTACAACCCATAACACAAAAAAAATTAGTGTTTTAAACACTAATATCTATATAATAGACAATTTTTATAAAAAACCGCAGAGCGTCTTAGATATAATTGAAAGCCATCCGTGGAATAAGTGGAAAAGTTGGGATAACCCGTCTTTTAATGGAAAATATTTTTTAGATCATAGACATGATTTTGTAGATGAAAGGTCGTGTGTGTACAATAACTTTTTTGAAACTCTTACAGAACAAAAAATAGCTCAACCTGGAAGAATAGTAACAAATTGTATGCGTTTTTATGACAAAACATTTAATGATTACACAAAATATTATTGGGCACCTCACAGTGACTTAGGATTTACAGGATTGATTTATTTAAATAATTTTGAAAGTGAAGGCACTAATTTTTACAAACAAATTTGTGAAGATTCTTGGAATACTCCTGAACATTTTGAACCTTGGCGGCAAAAAAATCGTTACGAATTAATATATTCAGTACCGGCAAAATTTAATAGATTAGTTTTATTTGATGGGAAAGCATTATGTCATGGCATGGCTGTAGACAGTGATATGTTTTTCCATAATACAAGAATTAATCAAGCAATTTTTTTGATGTGATTTTCTCTAATTATATCTAGAAATAATTTATGCTTCAATGAAGGCTGTTGCAAATCGAATTCTCTAACAGTTTCCAACACTTCTTCTGCATGGTCTTTAATAAAAGGATGCATAGAATTATATTCATTTTTTATTGCTTCTATATTAAATAGATCTAAACCATATAAAATTTGTATATAATGAGGCGCACCAAAAAGAGCATATTTAGAAATATCTCTAAAATCTTCCTCGATAGGCAAATTAGTTTTAAAAGATTCTAATTTATCTTGCAAACTAGTTGGTATTTGTAATTTTGAAACATCTTTCCAGAATTGAGTGTTGTCTTTTTTAGTTATGTAATGTAAAATTATAAAATCTCTTATGTTTTCCATTATATCTGTTATATCACGATTGTAAATTTCAATAGTTTTTTGTGTGTAATTAGGTAATCTATGCATTAAAAGAAACATTTGTTGAATTGTTGTGCCTATACTTGTTGCTTCTAAAGGTTCAACAAAGTTAGCACAAAGGCCCACTGCACAACAGTTGTTTATCCACACTTTGTTTAAAGCACCTGGATCAAAATTAATTTGTTTCTTAATTTCAATGTCTTTATTAAATAAACTGTCAACTTCTTGTTTAGCTTGATCAGCATTTATGTAATCGGAATCAAAGATATAACCGTTGCCAAATCTTCCATATACAGGAATTCTAAATAACCATCCGTAATCCATTGCCTTTGCTAAGGTCCAAATTGGAATCTCATCCTGCTCTTCTATAGGAAATACTATAGCAGATTTCATTTTAAGATATTTGTTATAGCTTTGCCACTTTGCTCCGAGTTTTGTAATTAATAATCTACTAAACCCTGTGCAGTCAATAAAAAAGTCAGATTTATAATTATTTTTTAAACCATAGACAATATCGATTTCATCGTTTTCATCTATTTTTACATCTGTAATTTCGTCATCTATAACTTTTATACCTTTCTCTATTGCAGTTCTTGTGAGAAAGTCGTTCAACTTATGTGTATTAAAATGAAATTGATTGAAGGGCGAATGTATATCTTTATCCTGTGCGAAATGTGAAGGAAGTTTACTTCGCCAAACTCTTTTTGGATTCATATCACATTTAGGACTTTTTTCTGCAATTATTTTTCCGTAAACGTGATAATATTGGCCGTTTAACTTTGCGTAATCTCCTGAAGTACTGTGTAAAAAATTTTCTTCACTCCATCCTTCAAACATTATACCTGATTTAAATGTAGCATCACATTCTACTATTATATCTTGCCATGTTTTACCTATATAATGCATAAATTCTGCCCAATGTTCTGTACTTCCTTCTCCTACACCAATAATGCCTATCTTTGTTGATCGTATTACTTGTACGTCAACATGAGGGAAACGTGTCTTAAGAATTAGTGCAGATACAAATCCAGCTGTACCGCCTCCTATAATATTACAGGTTTTAATATTTTTCATTTCTTTTTTTCTCAGTTACCTATATCAATAAATATTGTATGATTAAAATGCAACAACACCAAATATTTGTTACATCTTGTTATGTTACTTATCTTGAACCCGATAATCATAACCAGCTTATTGAAAACATTCGCAGTATAGCAATGAATACATTAAGTAACAGTAGAAGTAATCAAGGCGGATATCAATCATATCCCTATCAAAATCCAAAATTTGATAATCCTATAATAGAAAAGCTCTTTGTTAACACCATTCAACCAGCAGCACAAGAAATAATGGATAGCTGGGGATTGCATAGTATTAAGATGGAGAAATACTGTTACTGGTACAATATAAACCACAAATATACATATAACTCTCCCCATACACACCCTGAAAGTTATGTTAGCGGAGTATATTATGTTAAGGTTCCGAAAAAGTCAGGTAATATTGTATTTGATAGATCAGAATCTGAAAGAGACAGAATGAGTCATCAATCAAGTGTAATTATTCAGCAAGGATTAAAAATAGACAATTCTAATATTAATACAGAACACTGGTTTACGCCTAAAGAAGGTATGTTGATAATGTTTCCTGGACATTTAACACACTATGTACAACAAAATTTAACTAATGAAGAGGACTCTGATAGAATTTCATTTAGTTTTAATTTTTTCTAATTTATTTTTGTAAGCAATTATTTCTGATTCATGAGACATATTTCTAAACTTTTCTTCAATTAAATTTGCATATGCTATTTCTATTAATTCTTTTTCAAAACAGTTATCATTTAATAATTGTTCATCTCTATTTGTTAAAGAACAAAATTTAAAAACTAAATCTTCAGCACTATCCCCAATGATAGTTTTAATATTTTCACGATCTAATAATAGCTGATCAAAAAATTCTGTACCATATACCGAATGAAACATACCTGCTAAACATGTGTCTTCAGATCTTTTTTGAATTTTCAAAATCCGCCAAGTATTTTTTAAATGTTCATATAAGGTTGATTCACTGTGCTTTATGTTTGAACAAATTTTTTGCAAAAACTCTAAAGCATTTATTTCCCGTTCAGTAAGCACTACATTTTCATCAAAAAAATCAGAAATTGGAAAATCAGTATAATAATCTTTGTGGTTAGGGTGTGTAAATTTTAATGTAAGTACGTACCTAAAATCTTTTGCAAAAAAACTAGGTTGAGAAGATTTGTGCGGAATTGTTCCTGTAAATAACACAACTCTGTTTGGTTTAAAAGAACAACTGTGTATAATTTCTTGTCCTAAAGTATCACCAAAATGTGTTTCTCCTTCCCAATTTTCTTCCCATGCTGTATTGCAGTAATATAATAATGTAAAATCATCATCAATATTGCTGTCAACATGATAATGATACACATCTTGAGCTGTACTTAAATTGACATAAGCTCGATGTAATCTAAAATTATGTGTTTTAATTTTATCTCTTAAGAATTTTAAATTAGGTGCTGTAAAAAAATTAATTTTTAATAAGTCATGTATGTTAAATTCACTTAATAAAGTCTTAAATTGTTTATCTTGAGGCACAGAACTACTAGCTGTGCGATTTAATCTATAAGAACAATTTTTTACAAATTCGTACAAGTAACAATGCTGTGAAAAATCAAAAACATCGTCATAAATGTCAATAAATTTTGTTTCGTCTACTTTTATTTTTCTATGATTCATTTTTTTCTACAAAGTCAAAGTTAATAACAATCCTTTTACCATATGTAATTGGATAATTTCCTGCATGGTATCTATTTCCGTTAAAAACTATTGCTTCTCCTTTTTTTGGTGTGTGTTTATATACCACTGTTAATTCTTCATCGAGAAAAGGATCATATTCATCAATTCCTGGTTTATGAAATTTACTAAACAATATTGTATCGCCGTCGCTGTCATCTACATAGTAAATTAGTGTTTTAAAATCTATATCATCATTAAAATCAACATGCGGTGCCGCATATTTGGTGTTGTTATGACCAGGAATAGGATGAGTGTACCGCATTCTTATTCTAAAAATTGTTTGTATATGTTTATCAAATATATCACAATAATTCTTTAATATAGGAGCAAAAAAATCTAAATCCTCCGACCTTTTTATGCCTTCATCATATAACATATGATATAAACCGCCAAAGTCACTTACATTTTTATCTTTATAAGGACTTTTGTTGTCGGTTGAATATTGGTTATGTCCAATTTTATCTATTGTATACCAAGGAAAGCTATTGTCTCCTTTTATTTTTTCTAGAATACTTTTTTGATACTCTTGTGGGATAATGTTTTTGATTACAAAGATATCATCTTGTATATTTTTTACATTATACATGTTTTTCTCTTAGTTTTCTAAAATAGTTTATCATTTCATTCCAAGTAGCATTTTTGGAATATTGCTCATGCCATTGTTTTTGCATGTACAGATAATTTTCTTCAACTGATTTATAGATGTTACCTAACCTGGGTGCATCAAAATTGATTTCTTTAAATGCAAGATCTCTATCAATTACTCCTATACCTTCCATTACGTAACTATATAGCGGCCATCCTGCTGCACCATAATATTTTGGAAAATCATTAACATTAGGATATCTTACTTTTGCTGTTTCTATTAAATTTTCTACAAACTCTGTTCTAGTCGCTCCAGATTTAATATGTTTCCAAAACTCTGTATCGGTTCGTCCTCCCATATAATGCATAACCAAAAAATCTTTGAAGTCGTCAAACATTGTTCTAGTACGTTTATTGTAAATATTAACTGTTCCTGAATTGATTGTAGATTCTAAATCGTCTCGTAAGTAATCAAAGGTAAAGTTTTTTATTTGGACTATTGTAGAATGAATACTTGTTGCTTCTAAAGGTTCTAAAAATGCACTTGATAAACCAATAGCAAGACAGTTATTAATCCAAGATGATTTTTGTCTTCCTGTGTTAAATTTGATTACTTTTTGCACATCAATTTCTCTTCCTAATCGTTGTTCAATTTCTTGATGAGCTTTCTCTGGAGTAGTAAAATCGTCACAGAAAACATATCCGTTTCCTATTCTATCTAATAAAGGTATCTGCCACATCCATCCTGCATCTTGAGCCCAGGCATGTGTATGCGGCATTGGCATTTCATCTTCTTTATAGTCTAGTAAAAATGGTAAGCCTGTGTTGACCGGTAGATGTTTTTGATAACTTACCCAGTCATTACCTGGCATTTTACTAATAAGTAGTCTTGAAAATCCCGAACAATCAATGAAAAAATCTCCTTCTATTTTCCTACCGTCTTCTAATATAATATTATTAATAAACCCTTTTTCATTTAATGTACAATCTAATACCTTTGCGTCTATGTGCGAAGTATTTGGTTTTCGTAAAGTAACTTTTTGAAAATATTTTCCAACTAAATGGGCATCAACATGCATTGCATGTGTAAGATCTACAAACTGACCAGTAGATAAGTCAAAATTTGTATATCCTTTGTTAATGTAGTTACCAGTTTCTGAAACTTTTACAAGATCTTTTTTTGCAAGATTAGCACATCCGTATGCAAAAAATATATCAGGTGTGTGTTCTTTGGTAAGACTGCCGTCAATTGGTCCTATATAATAGTCATTAGTGTCTGGAGTCCAACCTGTAAACTTAATACCATATTTGATTGAGGCGCCCGTTTCTGCAATAAACTCATTGTGATCACAACCAAAATCCCACAAATGGTTATTAAGTAAATCACTGAGTAATCCTGTAGTGCTTTCCCCTACACCTATGATTCCTATCTTAGTAGACTCTACAACTTCAATCTTATGATTAGGATGTCTACTAGATAACATAAGTGCAGCCATCCAACCTGCTGTACCACCACCGACAATAACTATTTTCATTTAATTTCTTCCTATTAACTACTAAGATAAATATTTAGTGAAATTGGAGCCACCATGGAAAAAAACTTGTTCTTAGAAACATATTATATGGATGAAAGTATATGCGAGAGGTTGATTAAAACGTTTCATGCACACCCAAGAATGGATCCTAAACAAAAACCTATGAATTTTGAAGGCGGCAAACTGGTAACAGCATCTCCATCTGTAAAAGAATCTACTGATTTATCATTAACAATAGACGATAGTTTAGATTTTCCTGTTGTTGCTGAATATGTTGAACAATTACAAAAATGTGTCGAAAAATATATAGAAAAATACCCATCTTGTGATATGTATGCTCCATGGAGATTGCTTAGACCATTAAATATACAATGGTATAAACCTGGGCAAGCATACCATGCATGGCACACTGAACGCTGTAGTGGCAATCCTATTACAGTTACTAGGCATTTAGTTTTTATGACATATTTGAATAATGTTACGGATGGAGGAGGAACAGAATGGCTAAATCAAAAACTTACTGTAAATGCAGAAATTGGAAAAACTGTTATTTGGCCAGCTGATTGGACTTTTACACATAGAGGAATCCCTTCTCCGACACAAGAAAAATATATCATTACAGGTTGGTTTAATTACGTGGACGAAACATGAAAAAAATTGCAGTATTAGGTACAGGGACAGCAGGAGTTGTTTCATTAGCTCATTGTTTAGCATTTTTTACAAATGAATGGCAGATTACTTCAGTATATGATCCAAATATTCCTATGTTAGGAATAGGAGAAAGTACGAGCACTCAAATACCAACAACATTATTTTATGGTGCAGATCTAAATTTTTTACAAGATATGTCTGAACTTGATAGCACAATTAAACATGGAGTAAAATATGTAAATTGGAGGGAAAAAGACTTTTTTACTAAAATACCTCCTCCTTTTTATGCTATGCATTTCAATAACTTTAAACTTAAAGAATTTGCATTTAAAAGATTTAAAGAAAAATGGAACAATAAGTTCCAAGTATTAGAAGGTGAAATAAAATCTTTAGATAATTTACAACAAAAAGCTGTAATTAATTTTGTAGATAATACCAGTCATGATTTTGATTATGTCATAGATTGTAGGGGATATCCTAAAGATTATTCAGAATACGAAATGGTAGATATTCCTGTTAATCATGCCATTGTAAATATGATACCAAAGCCGGGAGATTGGAATTATACGTATCATTATGCACATCCTAATGGTTGGATGTTTGGTATTCCGTTGCAGTCAAGACAAGGATGGGGTTATTTGTACAATGATAAAATTACAACAAAAGATGAGGCAATAGATAACATTGCTGAAATATTCAATACAGATAAAAACAAACTTAATTTACGTGAATTCTCATTTAAGAATTATAAAGCAAAAAAGTTTATAGACGGAAGGATTATAAAAAATGGAAATAGAGCTATATTCTTTGAACCGTTAGAGGCTCTATCTGGTTGGATGTATGATTCTATAATAAGAACTTTTTTTGATGTAGTTTTAGCGAATGTTCACACAGAAGAAACCGCAAATATTCATTTACACAACTTAGCCGAAGACTATGAATTATTCATCAATTATATGTATCACGGCGGCTCTACTTTTGATAGCACATTTTGGCAAATAACATCAAAAAAATGTAAAGAAAAGTTAGAATCTAATCCTAAATGGCAACAACATGTTAATACTATGAAAGGATTAGAACCAGCATATTATACAAACCAAACTTTAGTATTTCCATTTCCGGCAGGAGTTTGGAAAAATCTAGATCAAGACATGCAGTATCATTATTTTGATTGACACAAATAGATTGAAATAAGTATACATATAACTAAAAGGACTAACTATGGATAACGAATCGACATTTGAACAAAACAGCGGATTTACAGATGCTGCTGTACAAGAAACTACATCAACTAAACTTGCAAGTTTAGATATTTTATCAGTAAACGTAGCAGAACTTTTTAATGATGAAGATTGTAAAACAATACTAGACGGATGTTTAGAAGATCTTTGGATTAAATCAAGAGTAGTTGGTGAGAAAGAATTGCACTCTTCTAAACGTCAAAAAATTAGAGGAGAAGTTGAAGGATTTCCCTTTCAACATATTAGATCTATTACAAAACAAGCCAATGACGAGATCTACGATTTTAGATTATTAGGAATTATTGATCAAGATTTTCCGCAAATTTTTAAATACAGTGAAAATGACTATTATGATTGGCACATAGATATTACTCCAATGGCTACTACTCGTAAAATGTCATTTATTATAAATTTGTCAGATAAAAGTGAATATCAAGGCGGAGAATTAGAATTTTTAAATACAGACACTTCAAAAATTGATTGTAATACTAAAGGATCAATTGTTATTTTTCCTAGTTTCTTAACTTGGAAAATAAATTCTGTTACCAGCGGCGAAAAAAATATTATCTTAGGACATGTTCATGGAGCAATTTTTAGATGATTTTAAACTATAATTACTGGTATTTTGTTTCTGCATTGCCTGAAGAGGTATGCGATAAAATTATTGAAACCGGGTTAGAAAAAATGTCGGAAGCAAAACGTAATTATGGAAATTATGCAGTTGAAGGCACTACAGGCGATTGGAAGGCAAAGTCCGATTTAGATCCTAATTTAGTTAAAGATGCCGCTGACATTACCCTAGAAGAAGCACTCAAAGACGGTGACGATGTAAATAATTTTGCACTAAGAGATAGTGAAGTTTCGTGGTTAAATGATGATTGGCTGTACAAAACTATTTGGCCGTTTATTCATGAGGCAAATAGGCAAGCAGGCTGGAATTTTGATTGGGATTTTACCGAAGACATACAATTTACAAAATATGGTTTAAATCAATATTATGGTTGGCATGCCGATTGTGGTGTATTACCTTATGAAAAATATGATCCTGCAATCCATTCAACCAAAAAAGATAAAGATGGTAACGACATGCTGAATGCCTTTGGTGATCCGTTGCCCTTAGAAAGTCATGTTACTGACAATCCTCAGATGTGGAACAAAATTAGAAAACTTAGTGTAACAATTAGTCTATCAGATCCTAATGATTATACAGGCGGAAACTTAAAATTTGACTTAGGACCACATAGACCAGATAGATATCACGAGTGTGAAGAGATCCGTCCTAGAGGAAGTATAGTTGTTTTTCCGTCGCATATATATCATCAAGTTACACCTGTAACATCTGGAACACGATATAGTTTAGTTTGTTGGAGTTTAGGAAAACCATGGAAATAGTAAATCATAAAAATTTTCAAGAAAACAGATATATTGCTCTACAAGGGATTATACCAAAAGATATTTGCAATATTACTACACAATATTGTCTATTGCAAGAAACCGTAAACCCAAAAAAAGAAGATGATAATGGTCAAGTTCCCTACTCTCATAGTATATACGCTGATACATTAATGGAAACATTGATGGTTTTTATGAAACCGCATATGGAAAAGTATACCGGATTAGAACTTTGCCCAACTTATTCTTATTTTAGAGTTTACAGACCCGGAATGGAATTAGAGCGTCACACAGATCGTCCAAGTTGCGAAATTTCTACAACAATATGTTTTGGATTTAATTATTTAGATGTAGATTCTAGTTATAACTGGGGCATGTATGTTGATCCTACCTATAGACACAATATGCACGATCAAGACTTTATTTCTAAAGGTAATAAGGGTATAATGACCCCTCAACAGCCGGGAGATTGTATAATATATAGAGGATGCGAAATAGAACATTGGAGAGATCCATTTGAAGCAGGCTCTAACAGTTATCAAGTACAAGGGTTCTTTCATTACATAAATAAAAATGGGCCATATTACCCTGAATTTGCTTACGATAAAAGACCTGGTGTTGGTTTCAATTCAAATAGCAAGTAAATGATAAATACTTTATATAAAGTGTAGGAAAGAAACATGCTTAAAGATCTAACTATTGAATCAGTATCCTTAATACAGCGAGGAACTGATATGATAAATGACATATATTGCCATATAAAATTTGCTGAAATTTCAGAACCAATAGCATTTTGGGCTAAAAAAGATTCTACAGATGAATTTAGTAGTGCTATGTGGATAAAATTAGACAACGGCGACTACGGCGAAGTATCATTTCCTCCTACTAATTATAGCTCACATCCTATGACAGAACAAGAAAAAGCTGCAGAAATTAGAGCCGAACGCGACGACCGACTATTAAAAAGTGATTGGACTCAAATTAGTGGAGAATTAAGCGACTCAAAAAAAGCGCAGTGGGCTACTTATAGAACTGCGCTACGTGATGTACCAAATCAAGTTAGTTTTCCATTTGAAATAAATTGGCCTTCTAAACCTTAGTCTGTATTATTAAATTCTCTTGGTAACTCATGTCCTGCAGGCGGAGATGGTACAAATCCGCTTTTTGTTGCTTCATCGGGTATCTCGTAAATTGCACAATCAGTTGTTAATAGCAATCCTGCTACTGATCCTGCATTTAACATAGCTGCTTTTACTACAGTTGTAGGATCAATAATACCAGTTTCAAACATATTACCATACGTTCCATTACTTGCGTCAAATCCGTATTCATCACTGCCGTTTAACACTTCATTCATTACTACATCTGGTTTATCACCTGCATTATGTGAAATAGTTCTTAATGGTTCTGTCAATGAATTTATAACAACTTGAATACCTGCTCTTTGCTCTTCATTTTTTGGTTCGATAGTTTCTAGATGTTTAATTAATCTTAAATATCCTACTCCGCCACCAGCAACTACACCTTCTTTAATAGCTGCCCTTGTAGCGTGAATACTGTCATCGTATCTGTCCTTCTTTTCATTGATTTCAACTGTTGTTGGACCACCTACTCTAATAACAGCAATACCGCCTTGTAGTTTTGCAATTCTTTCTTCTAATTGCCATTTAGGAAATGTTTTTGGACCTATTTTGTATTCGTCTATTTCCATTTGGATGCCTTCTATACGGCTTTCAATTTTGTTCTTGTCACCATGACCGCCAATAATAGTTGTCATATCTTTAGTAATTTCTACTCTGTTAGCTTGTCCTAGATCTGTTAGTTCTGCTTTTTCTGGTCTCATACCATTTTCATCACTCAGTACTACACCTCCTGTTAAAGCTGCTACATCTTCGATTAGGTACTTGCGTTTTTCACCCTTCCAATCCGGTGATCTTACAGCACAGCATTTAACATGACCTTGTGCATTGTTTAGAATTAGTGTTGCTAAAGCATCATTATTAATCTGTTCAGCCATGATTAAAAATGATCTACCAGATGCCGCTAATTTTTCTAAAATTGGTACTAGGTCATTAACATTTAAAACAGGTCTATCTAATATTAGAATGTAAGGATTTTCTAGAACACATTTTTGTTTGTCTGAATTTATAAAATAAGGAGAATAGAACCCGTGATCATAACTCATACCAGATACAAAATCAAGTTCGTCAGTTAATTGAGTACTGTTTTCTACTGTAACTGCACCTATATGTCCTACTTTGATTAATGCCTCTGATATAAGTTCACCCATGTGTTCATCACCGTTTGCACTTATAGTAGCAACTTGCTTAATTGTTTCAGGTTCTTTGCATTCTTTAGAAATTGATTCTAATTTTTCTACTGCTTGTGCAAGTGCAAAATCTATTCCTCTTTTTAAATTTATTGGACTAATACCAGCAGTTACAAACTTCATACCTTCTTTTATCATAGCTTGAGCAAGTACAGTGGCCGTTGTTGTTCCATCACCGATATCATCTGCTGTTTGATTAGCTGCTTGTTTAACAAGCCTAGAACCTGTATCTTGAAGTGTGTCTTCTAAAAATATTTCTCTTGCCACAGTTACACCATCTTTAGTAACCTGAGGTGGTCCGTAGGTTCTTTGAATTATAACATTTTTTCCTTTAGGTCCTAATGTGGTTTTTACAGCATCTGCAAGTATGTTTGCACCTTCTATAAGTTGTTCTCTTGCTTGAGAACCTAAAATAACTTTTCTTGGATTTATACCAGCCATTAATTATTCTCCTTTAAAATTGCTAAAATTTCTGTTTGGCTTAAAATAAGTCTTTCTTCACCTTCAATTTTAATAGGATGTCCAGAATACTTTGGAAAGAGTACAATATCACCAATTGAAAGTTTCATAGGTAATAATTTACCCTCGTCATTTATTTTTCCTTCTCCAACAGCAAGGATTTCGCCTTTTGTTGGACGTTCTGCTACGTCATCTGGTAAGACTAACCCAGATTTTGTTTTTTGATCATCTTCAATTTTTTTGATAAAAACATTATCCGATGTTGGTAAAACTTCTATTGTCATTATAACTCCTATAAACTGATAGTTTAACTATGATATTTATATAAAAGAACTTCCTAGTGATCTGTTATTGAATAAATATACTAAGCTAAGGAATAAAAAATGGCAAGCAATCAAGCACCTATTGTAGATAGAATTAGAATTATACCCAGACCAGATGATTTTCTAGATCGTAACGTGGGTAACAGTGGTGAAGTGTTTTTTGATAAGCAGTCTAATACACTTAGACTATATTCTGGCAATGATGCTGGAGGATTTAGTGTAATTACAAACTCTAATATCACAGAACATCTAATTGATAGTGGAGTTGGTGTAGTAGAATACACAGTAACAGTAGGTGTAGATCCTGATGGTTTAGAAGCCGGCAACAAATACTTTATTAACGGAGTATACAAACCTACTCTTACTTTTGTGCAGGGATTTACCTACATTTTTAACCAAAATGACTCAACAAACGAATTTTTTCCAAATCCAACAGGCTCTACAGCTAACATTCATCCTTTAAATTTTAGCAGTGACAATATAGACGGAGAAAGAGCCGGAGGCACAACCTATTTAACAAAAGTAATTTATAAAATTAATAATGATCCTGTAAATAAACAAACATATTTTGATAAATTTGCAGCGGCTTCACAGAGGAGTGTTCAGATAACAGTAACAGCTGCAACTCCTTCTACACTCTATTATTGGTGTACAAGCCATAATGGAATGGGTAATGAAATATCAACAGCTGCTCCAGGATCAGGTGCCGGCGATACAAGTATAAGTGTATCAGAAACTGTTCCTGAAAGTCCTACAAATGGATCTATTTGGTTTGATAGTTCTACTGCAAAACTTTTTGTATATGTAGAAGATGAAGATAGTAACCAATGGGTACAGCCAGTTTATCCAGTCATTAACACCTTGACAGATTTAGGTATTACTGACGGCACAGTAGGTCAAATTTTGACAACAGACGGTGCCGGCAATTTTACTTTTGAAGATGCAGCCGGTGGAGGTGGTATTGGTAATTTTACTCTATCTAATAGTGTAATAGACACAGATGATAGTAGCGGTATTACTTTTACGCCACCAGTAACAACTTCGTCAGATCTAACTGTAGAAAATGATCTTAGTGTACGAAATACTGCATATGCAAACAACTTTGTAACGACTTCTGCAGGTACTCCTAAAATTGACAGCGCAAGCACTTTAACAATAAGTGCTCCAGACGGAGTTATATTACAAAATTCAGCATTGCGCATGGCAAGTTTTACAACAACTGCAAGAGATGCACTAGTACCACAAAACGGAGATATAATTTACAACACAACTGACAACAAATTTCAGGGTTATGAAAACGGTAGTTGGGTAAATTTAATTTAAAATGATAGAAAAAGAATATACTGTAATTGTAAAACAGGGTATAGATTTAACTGAAATTGAAGCTGAATTAACAGCGTCAACGGGTGAAGGTCCTATTCCTAAAAGGAGTGTAGATATTGCTAATGCCCGTCCTGGAAGCCGACGCCAAACACATTTTATGCTGACTGACGAAGAAGCACAGTTATTGAAGAATGATCCGAGAATACTTGATGTAGAAATACCGCCAGATCAAAGAACTGATATTCAAATTGGTTTGAAATCTACTCAATTGTCAAACTTCACAAAACCTATAACACTAGATAGTAATCAATATGTAAATTGGGGCATGAAAAGAACTGTTATGCCTACAAATTTGTACGGAGATTCTAAAGTAACAAATAATAGATATGAATATGCCCTACAAGGAAGAGGTGTAGATTTAGTTGTCCAGGACAGCGGATTAGAACCTACACATCCTGACTTTCAGTCAGCAGACGGAACTAACAGATATCAATACATCGACTGGTATGAAGCTTCGGGCTTGCCTGGTTCTCAAAGTCCAAACTACCACAGAGATTTTGATGGTCATGGTACATTGTGTGCAAGTATAGTTGCTGGTAAAACATATGGCTTTGCGAAAGAAGCAAACATATATTCAATGAAAATAGCAGGATTAGAAGGCACAGGAGATGCCGGCACTGGAATTAGCCCTACAAATTGTTTTGATGCAATTAGATTATGGCATGAAGCAAAACCTATTGATCCTGCGACCGGATACAAAAGACCAACAATAATTAATGCAAGTTGGGGGTATTTCAGTCAACTAATTGGTGATCCTACAAGTGGTAATTATAGAGGTACTAGTTGGGTTTATGGTGTGGATTATTCAAATGATGGTACTCTATGGCTAGGTACTGGTTTAGTAGTACCTTTGTCAGGATCCACAAGGTTTATTCCTCTAAGAGTTTCTTCTATAGATGCAGATGTTGAAGATGCAATAGATAGCGGTATACACGTTTTTATTGCTGCAGGTAATGATTATTTCAAAGGTGATATTAGCACCGGACTTGATTATAATAACACAGTAGTATACGGTTCAAGTACGTATTTTTATCATAGAGGTTCTAGTCCTCATTCAGATGAGGCGTTTATTGTAGGCAATATCAATACGAATACATACAACGATAACGGCGTAGACAAAGATAGAACAGCAAGTTCTAGTAGTAGAGGTCCTAGAGTAAATATTTGGGCACCAGGTACAAATATAGTTGCGGCAACTAGCACAATCAATAACAAAACAGATGCAGAATATCCATTAAATGAAAACTTTAGAATAGGTATTAATAGTGGTACAAGTTTTGCTGCACCTCAAGTTTGTGGAGTAGCAGGATTACATCTTGAAGCACAACCAGGAGCAACACCTGCACAACTTAAAACAAAAATGGAGGCAGATGCAAAGCCGTTGATGTATGATGGTGGTACAGACTATAATCAGATTAGTACGAATCTAATGGGAGCATCTAATAAAATTTTATTTTCAAGATATGCAAGACAGCCTGTAGAAGTGAACGGAGCAAATCTTAAATTACAGGGAATTTTCCCTAATTATACTCCTGCAGAAGTTCCAGCAGTACCAGTAGTAGAAGCAGATCCAGAATACAACAATGGTGCAATTATTAATGTTGTTGGCGATGGTAGTGACTTCTTTAAACGGGAAGTTACTGTAAATGGTGTAAGGATAATGGGTGCTGGCACAGTAGGCGGACAAACAGCAGTTCCAGATGCGTGGTTAGAAAAAGTAGCACGTATGTTTGAATTGTTTACAGATCCAAATGGCGCAGGTATTAACGAAGAATACCAAAGAAACTTAATCAAAACACTAAGTGGCGACACAGGAACTTATCACGCAGGCTTACCAACAATACAAAGAGTAGCAAGAGGTGCTGGCTCAGACTATAGCACAAACTTTTTAACAGATGCTGGCATTATATTTTGGAATCTAACAGACTTGTTTGATACTACTGTACAAAACGATATGGTGTGGTATCTAAACTCAACAGGTGGAGCACCAGGCGATGGCGATCAAGATGCACAAGAAGTTATTGAACATGTATTCCACACAATACATATGCACGGATTACCTGCAGATGACATAAAATTATATCAGTTCTTAGCAGCTGATTGGAATACTGGCGATTTATATAATGCAATGGTAGAAGCATATGACGCAGGCAAGTGGGATCCATCAGGGTATAACAGTCCAGCAGATGCTTTCAAAACCGATCCTGATGCATTTGAAGTAGCCGCAAAAGAATACTTGTATCTACTTAACTTCTGTATGTTTGAGTATACAAGTCTATGGGAAGGTGGAAGTCTTGCGCCTGAATGGACAGACGATATGCGTACCCAAGCAGGTATTCAAACAAATAACCCATTAGGTTATGCTTTCCATAACACATACATTGCTCCGGTAATCAGTAAACCATCATTGGCAACAATTAGAAACATATTCCAAGACGGAGACGTAGGTGATCCAACAGTTGCAGGCCCATCAGGATATGTACCAGATTAATAAATACAGCAAGAGGTAAAAAATGGCAGCAATAAATTTTCCAGCAGATCCTAATAACGGTGATACATTTACAAGCGGAACAACTACCTGGCAATGGAACGGCACTGTATGGTCTATTATAGGTGGCTCGGGTGCAGTTGTTGTGCCTAATTCATTTGGTGTAATCACAGTAGCAGGACAAGATAATATTACCGCTGGAACAGCATCTGATAGTTTAAATTTAGTTGCAGGTGCAAATACTACAATAACAACTGATGCAGGATTAAATCAAATTACATTAACCGCAACAGGCGGTGGAGGAGGTGGTGGCGAGGCTAATCAAAACGCTTTTTCCAATATTGCAGTTTCAGGACAGACAACGATTGCAGCTGATACTACTACTGATACACTAACACTTGTTGCAGGAAGTAATATAACTCTTACAACAAATGCAGATAATGATAGTGTAACAATTACCAGTACAGCAAGTGGAGGATCAAGTACATTTAACAGTCTGACAGATGTACAGACTTCGCAAATACAAATTCACGACATATATGAACATGCATCAGCAACCTTTAGAGTGGACAATGTAGGCACTACAGCATACACCTTTAATAGCCATTACTCTGGAAACAATCCAACAATCTATGTGCTATCTGGTACAACAGTTGCATTTGATTTAGACGAAATAAGTGGACACCCTTTTGAATTACAGGATAATACTCTTACTGCTCTTACAACCAATCTAGTTCATGTAGCAAATGACGGCACAGTTAGCACAAACAGCAGTGCTCAAGGAAAAGATAGCGGCATGCTATACTGGCGTATACCTGAAAGTATTACCAATAATACAAATTACACTTACCAGTGCCAATCACATGCAAGTATGTTCGGTTCAATTACAATTAAAAGACTAGCAAATATTTAAGACTTAGTAAGTTGATGCAATTGATATCTTAGATTTTGTAATTCTTTTACATCATCCCTAATCATTCTAGGTTGTATTTTGCCGTTAGCAAAACTACTATGATTTTCATCTATCATTTTTGTAAGTGCTAAAAATTCATTATAAATTTTTTTATAGTAAACTTGTTTCTTTTTATCTTGAATTTTTTCTATAGCGTTTTCAAACTTAATTTTATCTTTTTTAAATAATCTATTATCAGATATCTTCATACTACATTTTCCGTTTTTATAACAATATATGTATCATCTTTTACACCATTATTTGTTTCGGTAAGACTACCATTTTGTGTAAGACATTCGATTGAACTAGGTACCATTTTATTTACAGTAAAAACGTAACCTTCAGAACCTTGCTGTTGGAAAATATTTCCGTTTGAAGTATCAATCCACTTAAACAAAAAACTTCCTGAATTTACAAAATAAGATTTTTCTTTTTCTTTGTGAAATATAAAATCAGTTTTTGAAGGTTTCTCAAAAACAATAATTTTCCCTCCATGAGATTCTTGCTCGGCCCATGTTAATTCATACCCCCATTTAGTTTTAACAACTTGATCTGATTTATTTTCCATAATTAATCCAATAAGTCTATTAATTTAAATACAGTTTCTAGTTTTGTTTGATTAACTTTGTTAGTTAGTGTGTTTCTTAAACCATGATGCAAAGGTTTAGGCCATTTTCCAAATGTTACCCAAGCGTATCCGTCGTGTTCTTTGTTAAGTATTGGTATAAATTCTTTTTCTACAACACACAAATAAGTATGGAAATGGAATTTTGAATCATTTGAAATAAAAGTTTCTAAAGGAATAGTTTTTTTGATAGATGTATCGCCTATTTCTTCTGCTATTTCCCTTTTTAAACTTTCCCAAGGAGTTTCTGTTCCTTCATTTGTACCACCTACTAATCCCCAAAGATTGTTTTGCTTACCTTGTGTTCTGTGTAAGAAGAGGAATCTGCTAGTATCAAGAGTATAAAATAGAGCTCCGCTGCAAATAATATTGTTCATACTATTAATTATATTAGAATTTTAAACGCCAAGTGCCATTTGGATATTCGCCTTCGAATGAAAGTATCCACTCTCCGCTATCCCATTTGTATTGTACACCTGTGTTAAGATTTGTTGTGTATGCTGTGCCTACATAAGTGCTTGCATCAAATACAACATGCCAGCGCGAACCATCCCATTCGACAATATCATTTTCTCCGGCTATGAAATCACTTCCGTCAGCATTTTTCCAATCATCTGCACCATCAGTATTAGATAAATCACCAATACCTGTTCCTAATAAAAGTATACGAGTGCCTGTTGTCCGAATAGACACAGGACTTGTTTTAGTAGGATCTATTATATAACTAATTTTATTAGCATCACCTGTTGGACCTGTAATCACTGTATCGCCAGGTAATGTATCTTCGTCCCAATTAACAATAAGTTCTGTACCATCATTGCTGTTAATAGCTATTGTACCTGATATTTCACTGCTGCGATCTTTTCTTTGTAAACGTAGTTCAGTAATACCAGCTTCAAAAACTTCAGGAAATGCTTTGATATATGCGTCCCATAACGTATTGCCAACTACACCTTTGTTAATTAATTTGGCAGTATTATTCATTACTAACAATCCATAATTTTTAAATGTGTTAGTAATTACATTAGTACTATTTTCTTTAAATATTCCTCTATTATTATTTTGTCTTGCTATCTCACCTGTTGGTGTTATGCTTACATTAGTTCTAATATCTGCACTTGGTACAGAAGTATCGCCATATGCTTGTAGCTCTGGAGTACTTTGAGATAGTTCTATTGTACCTTTAGATTCGTCATAGATACTAGTAATAATATTTGTTACAACACCTAAGCGTTTTACTTTTGTTGGAGGTGAAATATAAATCGGAGTTGTAAAGCCTAATTGGGCAACATCAATTTCACTTTCTGTACCTATCGGAATACTCCTTGAACTAAAACTTATGCTTGCTAAATTTACAACACTCAAACTAGTCCAGTCAACATAGTTATCTGTGGTTTGTATTTCTAGACTTGGATTAAATAACATAAGAATTTGTTCAATTATTTGCAACTTTTGATCTGTGTTACTGCTCCAAATATCTACATTTAGTCCTAGTGTATAAGGTGTTGGCATTAGTCTTTCAACAGTATAATTTTTACCTTCTGTTTTGAGATATTCTTTACCTTCGCTGTCGTATGCACGTTCTCTAATGTTTAGTTTATTAACATAACTTGAATCAGCTAATCTTGCTGTATCCATTTCTAAACTTGTAACATAAACAGCCATTCTTGGCGCACTAGGTATTTTATTTTCTGAATTATCTCTTAGAATATGTCCTACTTGACGAGTAATATCTCCATACATAACAGGAACCTCTGTAAGTTTTCCGTCACCATCTTTGTAGGAAAAATTACTCATCAATCTAATAACTTGTGTTATGTATCTTCTGATCTGACCATCGTAAAAATGTTGCATTAGTTATCTGCCTTTGGTCTAAGTGCTTGCGACAAACTTTGTCTTTCTTGTACAGTTTCTCCGCCAATTGTATCTGTACTAGTGTTATTGACAAATGTACCTTTTTGATGGCTTCTTGTATTTGTATTTGTAAGTGTCATACGTACTGAATCTTCTTGTTTTACCCAACGACTTCCGTCGTATCTAAATAATCTATTTGGCATAAAATCTGTCCTTAGGAAAAAGTCTCCTTCTGCACTTCCTGTGGGGAAACTAATACCGTGTCCGAATGCTTCACCATTTGAGGGTATTCCGTCACCTAGTAAATATCCTTGATAACCTTCCCTATTAGGTGTCTGCATAACTCTATCCGCAAGTTCATTTGCTGTACTAGCATCTAGTGTGTTAATATCTGTTGTAACAATATCTACAGTTCCATCTTCTTTAGTAGCTACTGTGTAAAAATGACTTGTATCGTATCCTGATTTAGCAGCATCAGCTTCAGCTTGAGCAATTACAGCATTATTCACCTGCATCTCACGTTCATATGTAGAAAGTAAATCTCTTAATGTGCCACTACCTGGATTATCTTCTTCTGCAGGTAAATCAAGAATATCTTTGAATTCTTGGCTATCAACTATTTGTTTTAGTTTTACTCTGTATAGATGTGGATACCAAGTAGGTGAAAAGCCTTCTGCAGCTCTGTTTACTTCTTCGACCACATAGAATCTTTTTAAGGCAACCGTATAATCATTAAGTGCATATTCGTCTTTGAGATGTGGCAATTCTATTACATCACCTGGCATAATTTTTCTTCCAAGAGTTTTTACACTAGATGTAATATGTATTGTCATAAACAGTGTGTCATTAGATAAAAACAGTCCAAATTGACTCATATTGAAGTCAATATCTTGAACATTGTAAATTCCACGCATACTGTAGATATCAGGATCATACTTGCGATCTCTGTTTTCCATAAACAGCATATCCTGTATGTTTGTTTCTTTTACAGCATCATAACGGGGCTGATCTGCTGTTGCAGTATCGCTATCAGGATTTTTTGGTCCTAGATATTTGTGAACAAAAACGTCTGTGCCACCCACAGTGAACATTTCATAGATACGTTTGTCTATGAATTCGTAGTCTTTGCCTTTCTCTGGTTTGTATAAAGATAATCTTGGCATATACATATTTATCGAACGATAAATACTTGTGGAGAACTTTTCATATGGCGACTTTAAAAACTCAAAAACAGGAAATATTTGACTATGTCTATCACATGCTAGGTGGTGGAATGATTGATGTTGAACTGGATCCTGGGCATTATGAAACTGCACTTAATAAAGCACTTACAAGATTTCGTCAAAGAAGTGATAATAGTGTAGAAGAAAGCTATTTCTTTATGCCTACGGTAATAGATCAAAACGAATACACGCTACCCAATGAAATTATAGAAGTACGTAAAATATTTCGTAGAAGCATTGGATCACGTACAGGTGGTGGAGATGGAGGTACACTGTTTGAACCTTTTAACTTAGCCTATACCAACACATACTTGTTAGCAAGTTCCAATATGGGCGGACTAGCAACCTATGACTTTTTCTCTCAATATCAGGAGTTAGTAGGTAGAATGTTTGGATCATTTATTGAATTTAAATGGAATACTTCTACAAAAAAACTTACTATTCTTCAGCGTTCTAGAACAGAAGAAGATTTACTATTATATTGCTATAATTATAGACCAGATTCAGAGTTACTTAATGATTATCTTGCAAAGCAATGGATCAAAGATTACACAGTTGCTACCTGCAAATACATGCTTGGAGAAGCACGTAGTAAATTTGCTACTATTGCTGGTCCACAAGGAGGCGGTCAATTGAATGGTGATGCTCTCAAAGCAGAAGCACAAAGTGAAATGGAAAAACTAGAACAAGAAGTAAGCACTGCTGTTACAGGCGGCACCGGCTATGGATTTACTATAGGATAATGGCAGAGTTTAGCCACAAAGAAGCCCATAGGCTTTTTTGGATGGTTAAAGGTCACTTTGGCGCAAGCGAGCAAACAATACTAGAATCAGCACCAGGATATTTCAAACGCATGTGGAACAATAACGAAGCATATCTGCATGAAGATGGATTTGAAGAAGCCTACCAAAAAGTACTTGACAACAGCAATTAATCTGTATATACTATATATTATTTGAAGGATTTCTTATGATTATAGGTATTTGTGGATTAATAGGTAGCGGCAAAGGTACTGTTGCTGATATTCTGGTAAACGATTACGGTTATTCAAAAGTTTCTTTTGCAGACAAACTAAAAGATGGTGTAGCACAAGTATTTGGATGGAATAGACAGATGCTAGAAGGTGACACAGATGAAAGCCGTGCCTGGCGCGAACAAGTAGACGAATTTTGGTCAAAAGAAACAGGCCGCGAAATAACACCAAGATTAGTTCTGCAGGAATTTGGAACAGATTGCATGAGAAACGGGTTTTTCGATGGTGTATGGGTAAGTCTACTCAAAAAACAACTTATAGAAAATCCAAATACTAATTTTGTTATTCCTGATGTGAGATTTGAAAATGAAGCATCTATGATTTCAGAAATAGGCGGTAAAGTTTGGCGTGTACGTAGAGGCCCAGATCCTGTTTGGTTTAGAATGTATCAAGATCTAGGCGTGGAACCCCAAGATGTTCATAAATCTGAATGGGCTTGGGCAAATGTTCAAATTGACACTACTATAGCAAATGACAGAAGCCTATTTGATCTTAAAAATCTGGTAAAAGATCTCCTTGCTTCCAGCGAACTCCTTCCTTATAAAGAATACGCTGACAGTTAGCACAAACTGTTTTTAGATTAGTTGGTCTACAATTTGTTAAATCTCCGTCTATATGATACACATTAAATTGTTCACTGTGTTTGCTTTTGTATGCACATTTTTCACAGTATTCTTTTTTTTCGTAACCTGCTAGTTTCCATTTAGGTATACCGAATCCTATTGTGTTGTGTTTCAAACACTTTTCACATTTTTTTCGGTAGTAAACTTTGTTACCTTTTTTATAGTTTACTGCTGCTGGCCTAAACCCGCATACACATAATGGTCTCATATTGTATTTACCTCACCTTTTTGACCCCTTTTCTTTGGTGTTTTATCGTACTTTTTTAAAATCTCTTGCTAAATAATAGTAACGAATATAATGTCCACTATAGGAGAATAAAAAAATGGCACTAGTATCACCAGGCGTACAGGTTAGCGTAATAGACGAAAGTTTCTATACCCCAGCTGAACCGGGTACAACTCCAATGATTTTTGTTGCAACTAAAAGTAACAAAAGTAATGCTGCAGCAACTGGCACAGCACCAGGAACACTAGCAGCGAATGCAGGTACACCTTACCTGTTAACTTCACAACGAGATTTAGCAGATACCTTCGGAGATCCAATCTTCCAGGTAGACAATAACAACAATCCAATACACGGCGGCGAATTAAATGAATACGGCTTACAAGCTGCTTATTCATATCTAGGTGTTGCCAATAGAGCTTGGGTAGTCAGAGCTGACGTAGATCTAGGTCAACTCGAAGCAAGTGCAACAGCACCTGCGGCTGATCCAGCAGATGGAACTTATTGGTTAGACACTGCCAATTCATTATGGGGAATCCAAGAATGGAATGGTAAGAGTGTTGTAAACGGTGGTCAGAACTTTACAAACAAAGTGCCATATGTAGTTACTGATACAACCGAAATGTCAGACAGTAGTTTAGCAACTAACGGTATCGACGGTACAGCGGCAGATGGAACAGGACGTCCATCAAACGCAATAGGTTCTGTTGGATCATATGCGATTACTGCAACATCTACTATTTTAAAAATTTGGTACAGAAATACATCAGGAACTTGGGTATTAGTAGGAAGTGAACCGTGGACAAAGAGCTGGCCTACAATCAAAGGTACTGCAAGTAACCCAACATTCAATGCAACAGCAGCAATTATCATAAATGGAACAAGCGTTACTATTAACAGTTCAGATACTGTTACTGATGTTGCAAGCACAATTAACGGATTAACTATTCCAGGTGTAACTGCGGCAGCAGTAGATTTAAAACTTGAAATTTACAGTGACGGAACAGCATCAGCAAGCGGTGATTCATCCACAGGCGGTGAAATTGAAATCAAAGGCGATGCAGATAGATTAACCGAACTAGGAATTTTATCAGGAACACATTTTCCACCTGCGCTACAAATTTCTAAGCACACAGGTATTCCGGAATGGAAAATTGGAGACACAATTAGTGGTGCTCCTGGACTTCCAATACCAACAAGTATTAGTGCAAGACCAACAGGAAGTATTTGGCTAAAAACAACAACACCAAATCTTGGCGCTAGCATATCAATTAAAAAATGGAATGCAAGCTCAGAGCTTTGGGAAACAATAAGTGCTCCAATACACGCAAACAATCAAACAGCATTATATGAATTAGATATTGTTGGCGGTGGTGCTAATTTATCTCAAGGTGATTTGTATGTTGAAAGCAATGTTGCTGGAGATGACAGTCCATTGGCAACACTAAGACCACAGCGTAGAAGAGCTATTGGTGCAACAACAGTAACAGGTGTAAAAATTGTAACTGGAACATTTAGTTCAGGATCACAATCTTTTACTGTGCAAACCACAGATAATGGTAGTGCTGCTTTTGAAACAGCAGTCACAGTTACCGGTGCGTATACAGGAGCAGCAAGTGATGCAGGTATATTAGCAGGTGCAATTAATGATGCAAACATTACCAATGTTACAGCAACAGTTGATCCACAAAACAAAGTTATTATACAACATGCACTAGGTGGTGAAATACGTTTTGTTGATACAGATGGTGTTTTAACAGCAGCAGGATTTGTGCCATATGTAAGTGCAAGTGTTGGAATACAAAATCTTGTTTATGTACCTGGTACTACAAGTTCTACAAGTCCAAAACAGTTACAAGCAACTCATTGGACACCAACAACTGATACTGGTACAGGATTCTTCACAGCAAGTGATACTGAAGTTACTGCAAAAACAGCAGACGGTAGACTTTGGTACAATTCAATTGTTGACGAAGTAGATATCCTAGTACACAATGGTAGTGAATTTGTTGGATTATTGTATAACGGGTCAAGCGGTCAAAGTTCAACAGCAAGTCCGTACTATGCAAGCGGTGTAGCAGCAGATCAACCAGATCCAAACGGACCTATTGTTTCAGCAACAGTTCCAACACTTCAAAGTGACGGAACTACTCTAAAAACTGGAGATATCTGGATAGACACAAGTGATATTGAAAACTATCCAAAAATTTACAGATATAACCCAGATTTAGGAAATGCAAATGCAGAAGACAACTGGGTACTAGTTGATACTGGCGATCAAACTACTGAAGACGGTATACTATTTGCAGATGTACGTTATAACACAGCAGGTGCTAATAGCAACTTAGCTGGAGATATAACAGCATTAATGGAAAGCGATTATGTTGATCCTGATTCACCAGATCCAGCACTATATCCAAAAGGTATGTTGCTTTGGAATTTGCGTAGAAGCGGATTTAATGTTAAGAAATATGTGAGAAATTACATTAATACAGCAGGCAACAATGCTCGTTACGGTGCAGGTAATGGACAAACTATGGCAAGTTACTTCGCAGATCGTTGGGTAACTGAAAGTGCTAACCAAGTAGATGGTTCTGGCACATTTGGACGCAAAGCACAACGTAAAGTTGTTGTACAAGGACTACAAGCACTAGTTAACTCTAATGAAGATATTAGAGATGATGAAGCAAGATTGTTTAACCTAATGGCATGTCCTGGTTATCCAGAACTTATAGGTGAAATGAAATCACTAAACTATGACAGAGGTTTAACAGCATTTGTACTTGGTGATTCACCATTCCGTTTGTTACCGAATGCAACAGCATTAAATAACTGGGCAACAAACCAAGCACTAGCTGTAGAAGACAACGATGACGGATTGGTAACAACTGATCCATACATTGGTGTTTACTATCCAAGTGGATTTACAAGTGATAATTTTGGTAACAATGTTGTTGTTCCACCAAGTCATATGATGATGAGAACCATTGCACTAAGTGATCAAGTATCGTTCCCATGGTTTGCACCAGCAGGTACAAGACGTGGTGGTATTACTAATGCAAGTTCTACAGGTTATATAAGCAATGAAGGCGAATTTGTAAGTATTGCACTAAACGAAGGGCAAAGAGATACACTGTACGCAAATGCAGTTAACCCAATAACATTTATTACAGGTGCAGGACTAGTTGCTTTTGGTCAGAAGACAAGACAACTTGCTGCAAGTTCTTTAGACAGAATCAATGTTGCAAGACTTGTTATCTACCTACGTAGCCAATTAAACACACTTGCTAAGCCTTATTTGTTTGAACCAAACGATAAGATTACAAGAGATGAAATTAAACAAGCTGCAGAAAGTTTATTACTAGAACTAGTTGGACAAAGAGCATTGTATGATTATCTAGTAGTGTGTGATGAATCAAACAATACACCTAGCAGAATTGATAGAAATGAACTACACTTAGACATTGCTATTGAACCTGTTAAGGCTGTTGAGTTTATATACATTCCACTAAGACTTAAAAATACTGGAGAAATAGCAGGACTGTAAGATTGATAAATACTTATAGATTAGGAGCAAATTAAATGGCAATATCAACACTATCAAAAATTACAGTGCCTTTGGCTAGCGGAGATTCTGCAAGCAACCAAGGCCTGTTGATGCCTAAATTACAGTATCGTTTTAGGGTATCACTAGAAAATTTCGGAACATCGACTCCGACAACTGAACTAACAAAACAAGTTATAGATGTAGCTCGTCCAAACGTAAGTTTTGAACAAATGACAATCGACATTTATAACTCAAGAGTTTATCTAGCAGGTAAACATACTTGGGAAGCAATTACTTTAAACCTACGTGAAGATGTAAACAACAACGTACAAAAACTAGTAGGTGAGCAATTACAGAAACAATTTGACTTCTATGAACAGTCAAGTGCAGCATCAGGTCAGGATTACAAATTCACAACACGTATTGAAATCCTAGATGGTGGTAACGGTGCTAACACACCAAATGTGCTTGAAACTTTTGAATTATACGGCTGTTATGTTGAAAGTGCAAACTATAATCAGTTAGCATACTCAAATTCAACAGATCCAGTCAGTGTTACATTAAGCATACGTTATGACAATGCTATCCAATCACCACAAGGTACTGGAATTGGTACAGCAGTTGGTCGTACAGTTAACACTCTCGTTACTGGCGGCGGCGCTTAATATAACAAAGTTCCTAATCTTACAAGGGGTACTTTTTAGTACCCCTTTTTTCTTTTATATACGCAGTTAATTACATTGGATAAATATTAGTATGGGAAAGTTCACAGGATTTTTAGATAATTTAGCAAGTGGTGCTCTAAGTCCAAAAGGTAATCTTGGCGACTTTAGGCATGCCAGCAAAACTTTTGTAACAGACGCTTTTAGACTTGCTCCTAAAGCAAAGTTTTTATATCATGTATTTTTCGAAATAAATGATTTACCTGCAAGTATTTTGCCTGAGTTAAAACAAAGACATACAAGAGAGATTGGATTGCTTGTAAAAGCTGCTGATCTACCAAAGTATACAGCAACAGTTGATACAAAGAAAAAATATAACAGGATTAAAAATGTCCAAACTAGTATTTCATATGACCCTGTAAATATTACATTTCATGATGATAATTTAGGTATTACATCTGCTTTGCTTGAAGCATATTATCGTTACTACTTTGCAGATGGTAACTACGGTTCTCTACCAGAAGCCTATAATAGACAAATAAAACCACCACCTGCACCAGGACAAGAAGGAATACCTGGAGATAATACATATTTAGGATCAGAACTAAACAAATATAGTTACGGATTAGACAATAGAGTAAGTGAACACTTTTTTAAAAGTATTCAAATTAGTCAACTTTCAAGAAAAACATACACTACCTATACGCTGGTAAATCCATTGGTTACAAACTGGGCACACGACAGTGTAGATTCTAGTGATGGCGCAGGTACTATGCAAAATACTATGACAGTAGCATATGAAGCTGTTTGGTATGACAGAGGCAGAGTAGAAGTAGACAGTCCTAAAGGATTTGGAGATCCTTCACACTATGACACAACTCCAAGTCCAGCAAGTTTACTCGGAGGCGGTGCTCTTGGATTAGGAGGAGCAATTGGTACAGGTATTTCATTATACGATTACATCACAGGCGATGGAGGGTTTAAAAGTCCTCTAGAAGCAGGACTAGCGGCAGCTAATCTTATTGCAAACGTAAGAGGATTAAGTTCTGAAGGTATTAGAGAAGAAGGATTTAGTTTACTAAAAGGAGCAATAGGAGCGGCGTCTGGAACAGATGTAAGTGGAATTAGCAATGCATTTTTTCCAAAAAATGGAGGCACTGGTGGAAGCAAAGATCTAATAGCCGGAACAGCAGCTATTGTAGGTTTATCAGCACTTGCAAAAGCGGCAAATAATACAGAGGCAGCGGCAGAAAGCGCAGCTAGAATTGCTAACAATAAAGAATATCAGCGCAACGGCGGAACTGGTGGAGTTAACGGTAATACTGCTAATTACGCAAGTTTACCTGCAAGCGAAAAACAAAGATTAAAAGGTAATGTAACATGAGTAGTCTACCAAACGCACCTAAAACATCAGAAAAACAAACCACAGAATTTTTTGACAAATATTTTACTAAAAAATTAAGTTTCCCTAGCAACGAAGTAGATGCTGTTATTGCATTCTTTAGTAAAAGAGGCTTTGATCAAACTGCTGCTGTAAGTACGGCAACTGTACTATTACAACAGGCTAAGATAGATGGTGTAAATGTTTTTACATTGCTTGATACACTTAAAGGGTTTGGCGAAGTACAACTAAGTGCTGTTGTTACAGAAGTTTTAAACTATAACAGAGATTCAACAAGTACACTAGGGTTTAAAAGAACACAATCTGTTGAAAAACTTGAAAAGCGAAATATAGTGATATGATATGGCTAGATTTGCTCAAGGTAAGTACACTTTAAAAAATCCCCAAAAATACGTAGGAAGAAAAACACCCACCTATAGAAGCAGTTGGGAGTTTGCTTTTATGAGATTTTGTGATGAACACCCAAATGTTGCACAATGGGCTAGTGAAGCTGTAAGGATACCATATAGAAATCCGTTAACGGGTAAAGCTACAATATATGTTCCAGATTTTTTTGTTGCATACGCAGATAGAAACGGTAAAAACAGGGTAGAAGTAATAGAAGTCAAACCACAAAATCAAACTGTAAAAGAAAAACTTGGTCGTAGTAGGCACAATCAAGCTCATTGGGTGTTAAATCAAGCAAAATGGGAAGCAGCAAGAGCTTGGTGTAAGCAACAAGGTATATATTTCCGTGTTGTAAACGAGACAGATATTTTCCACCAAGGTACTCGATAAACTAAATATACTAGTAGATAATGGTGTACCTATGACTAAAAAATTAGAAGAATTATTAAACATGCCAGACTCTAAAGAAATTATAGAAGAGTCTCGTAATGCAGATAAAGCACAACAAGCAGTTGTAGAGCAAGAAGAAACTGCTCGCAGTATACAAGAGCTTGACAAAATTACTGCTGCATTACCACAAGTAAAAGGTTTAGGCGAAATGGCTGACAATGAGCTTAACGAAGTTTCGCAAAAATCCATGCAGGCGTATGAGGATTTAATGGATCTAGGCATGAATGTGGAAAGCCGTTATTCAGGACGTATTTTTGAAGTTGCTGGCAACATGTTAAAAACAAATTTAGATGCAAAAGTAGCAAAACTAGACAAAAAACTTAAGATGGTTGAATTACAACTCAAAAAAGAAAAACAAGACAAAGATGGATCAGCTGATGGAGATATTGTGCAGGGCGAAGGATATGTAATCTCTGATCGTAATAGTTTATTAGAAAAACTAAGAAACTTGGATAAATAACATATATTAGGATAGTATGATGAAAAAATTTGCAGAATATTTAACTGAATCAAAAAAAACTTACAAGTTTAAAGTAAGAGTGGCAGGAGATTTACCCGAAGGCTTTGAAGATAGACTTGAAAGATCAATGACCAAATACGACATTGTTGGTATTAGCTCTGGTAAAAAAACTCCAATTACAGAAAAGCCTTTGGATTTTCCACAGTTAAGCAACTGTGAAGTTACGCATTTTGATGTAGAAGTAAACTATCCTGTAACTGCATTTGTGCTTGAACAGTATTTGGTGAATGAAACTGGAGTAGGACACAGTCACATTATTGTAAGAGGTGAAGGTGATCCTATTGAACAGTATCAAGAAAAATCAGATGAAGAAAAACCATACGAATCACTGCTAAACACAGAAGACATGGGCGGAGAATCTGCTCAAGAACAAGCAGGTGAAAACCGTGTAATGGACTTGCTCAAAGAACTTGAAGTTGCAAGAAAAGAAAGAGCTATCGATCCTGTTGATGGAGTTAAAGCAGGTGACTCCAAAGATATATCACCTGAAGAATATGTAAAAAGCCCGATAGGAAGTTAACCATGAACGATATTAGATCTATTTTAAATTTATTAGAAAGAAAAGCATACAAATTAAGCTCAGACGGTAAAATGAACAATGTTAATGTTGATCGGAGCCAACCAAAAATCCAAATTACAAATAGAGACGGTGAAGTTTTTGATCTTCATGGTGAAAGCGAAGATGTATTAAAAAAATATATTGCTAATAAAAATGGTTGGGAAGTTTTTGAAAAGGGCAAAGGCGAAGCATCTAAAGGTGGCAAAGAAGAACTTGACGCTATAGTAGCGAAATATGCAAAGCCCGGAATGAGTGTAGACGATATAGCAAAAATGGAGCAAGAAGCAGGCAGTAGAACAAATAGTGCTTATGTTTTAGCACATGCTGCTCGTACACTTGGTTTAGATGGATTGTATAGAGCAAATGGTAAAGCATTTTGTTACCTAGAAGGCAAAGAAGTAAAAACAGCAGGCGGCGCTAACAGACAGCAAATGGAAGACCTTGCAGAAGCAGGTTTATTACCACAAAGCAAAATTGATCAAGCAAAAAAAGTTGCTGAAAAATACAAAGAGTCTGATCCAGAAAAGTCTGAACGTTTCCAAAAGGTAGTTGACAAAGCAGAAGGCGAAACTGCTAAAGGTGATGAAGAGCCAAAACTTGGCACTAATCAAAAACTAGAAGATGCTAAAGCAAAATACAAAGAATTTATGGAATTGCTTAACAAAGCAAAAGCAGATCTAAAATCTAAGAAAGAATCATACAGACCTAGATCATATGCAGATCAACTATTGGAGCAATACTATCTCACAGAAGCTCTAACAGACGAAGAAGCAGATAGACTACAACAGCTAGCAGACGAACTAGGCGCTATGCCTGAGTTTGGTGATGATCTAGACGACCAAATTTCTGATGCACTTAACATGCACGGTATGTGGAAAAGAGATTACGAAGCACAATTTAAAGATCAAGGTGATGATGAAAAAGAACCTGCAATGGACTACAGCAGTGATGAAGCAATTAAAAAGGCAATTGATGATGTAGAATCTTGGATTGCTAATGAAATGCCTAAAGAGCTTGAGTCAAAACAAGCCAAAGGTTTGTTAAAAGCAACCAATAGAGGTAAGATCAAATCTGCTTCTGCGGCTGCTATTCAAACAGTGCTGATGAGAATTGGTACTGCTACAAACAATGAAGAATTAAAGAAAATAAAAGCAGATGGATTTTATGGCCCAGCAAGTATTGCAGGTGTAAAACGTGCCCAAGAAATAGCAGGTATTAAAGTAGATGGTGATCCGGGTGCAGATACTGCACGTGAGCTACTAGCATATTCTAAAGATCCACAAAAAGGTATCGACGATGCAATGAAAGATGATTTTGCAAGAATTGAAGAACTAATTGCAAAAGCAAATGAAGGCGGAGAAACTGAAAAACTTGCACAACAAAATCAAAGCGTAGACTTTAGCATGAGAGCAATGCTAGAAACACTTTCTAAATTAAATGAAGCACTTACAGCAGATGAATTCAAAGAGCTAAGAGGATTATTAGACAAGCATAGAGCTAAATTGGAAGATCCTGAAACTGCACAAGCCTATTCACAATATGCTGATATTTTCAAAACAGCTGATGAAATCAAATCTCCTGAAGAAACACCAAAAGGGGATGAAGCTCCACCACCGCCTGAAGAAGTTACTAATCACGAAGAATTAGCGGATGCTTTATATAAAGCAGGTTATAAAATGTTTGGCACAAACGAAGATATGATCTATA